ATTTTGACTTTTTGATTCGTCAAATTGTAAACCAATCTGTGCAAGTTGTAATATTGCTTGCCCTCTCATTTCATCATTGTAAGTATATCCTCTTACATTACCACGTGTAGCATATCTTTCGCATAATTTCATCCACATTAATGCAAGTTTATCTGTAGCAATACCATGTGACATAGAAAATTGACCATGCTCTAGATCTCCTGTCCAATGACTTTTTCCAATACAAATTAATTCATTATTTTCGTTAAATTTCCAATGTTGAAAAGGAGGAAAATTTAATTTGATTTTACGATCGGCAACAGTTTTTGGATTTTTTTTCCTACCAGGTTGGTCGGGTATATGATCAAATGTCATAATTCTAAAAATAAGATCAGTTTTAGGTATTGATTCTAGATCTACATTTCCTAATCTTTTAGAACGATTTGTTTTTGCTGTTTGAATAAGATTGTTTGTAATTTGATTTTTGTCAGTAACAATAATGTCAAATTGATTATATGCGGAATCTAAATATGTGCAAAAAGAATTTTTGCTTTTGTGAATTTCAAGTAATATATCTTTGTTATTAAGATAATTTGTTTTTCTCATTATATCTCCAAATTTAAATTTTATTATAATATATGCAGTTTATAAAGTCAATAAATACTTTAAAGGAGTTAGTAATTATGGGCGTATTAGATGCAGAAAATGTTCCTACTAATGGTAGTTCGTCAAATCCTTATGAAATTGATTTAGATCCATATGCAGATGCAGCAGGTGATGCAATATCAAGTGCTTTTGATTCCGGAACTGAATTACTTGGATCTGCGTATGATTCAGTATCAGACACAGCAACCAATATAGGAAATGGTATTATTGATTCGGTTTCCGAATCGTCATTTGGAAAATTTTTACGATCTGCAGGACTTCCAATTGGAGGTGAACCGCAAGATGACGGTGGAGAAGATTCTGCAACATGGGGTGCAACCGATAGTCAAAAATCAGATTGGAGAGTAAGGCTTAGTATTGCTCCTGGATTTGGCGAATCAATGATTATGAGACCATTTACATTAACTGATAATCATTTAGTTTTTCCGTATACTCCGTCTATTATATTATCTAATTCTGCATCTTACACTCCAATTAAACCCGTACATAGTAATTATCCTTTTTATGCATATCAAAATTCGCAGGTAGATAATATCACTATTACAGGAGATTTTTCTGTAGAAACTATGGATGATGGAAAATATTGGATAGCTATGGTACATTATTTACGAAGTGTAACAAAAATGGCATATGGTTATACACCTAATGTAGGTGCACCGCCTCCTGTTATTAAATTAAATGGTTATGGAGAATATGTTTTTCATGATGTTCCGGTTGTTGTAAGTAATTTTACAGTTGAATTACCAACAGATGTTGATTATATTTTTGTAAAAAGAGTTGGAAAAGTAGGAACTCATGTTCCAACAAAAAGCACACTGTCTGTTACTTTAATTCCTTCTTACAGTAGGAGAAATATAAAAAGATTTAGTCTAAAAAGTTTTATAAGCGGAAGTTTAACACGCAGTACTTATGGATTTATATAATGGCAAAATATAGAAATAATAGTCCTTGGGAGAAAACAGAAATTATAAATAATTCCTATCTAGATATCTTAAATATTAGATCAATTCCGGCAGAACCTAATGATGTAAGATATACTATTCAACCCCAGTATACTCATCGTCCAGATTTGTTAGCTTATGATCTGTATGGAGATCAAGGGCTATGGTGGGTTTTTGCTCAGCGCAATATGGATATAATACAAGATCCTGTATACGATATTGAAGCTGGTGTAGAAATAATTTTGCCTAAATCTTCAAATTTAGCAAAATATTTAGGATAGCATATGGCAGATAGTGATATTCAAGTTATTAATAACAATCAATCTTCTAGCGGCAATAGTGCAACTACTGATATTAGCAATGATAATGAAGATGGTGCGTCGTTGTTACCATTTGCAAATGAATTAGAAGATTTTTCGAGTTATAATTATATTTTTACATTAAGTGCATTAACTGATGAAGAAACTGCTAATCCTAAATCAACGTATAAAAAAAATGATCCACAAATTGTATTGATACGTTCTGGAGGAGGAGCTGATGGGGTTGATATTCCAGCAGAGACAGCATTAGGTGCAGTAGAATATTTTATAGATGATGTAGAAATTAATAGTTTAATAACTCATAATAGGAAAACTAAACAATCTAACGCAACTTCAATCCGATTTACTGTTACAGAACCTTATAGTATGGGTTTATTTTTACAAGAACTTAGAGTTGCTGCAAAAAAAGCTAGGGGTGAAAAATCTAATTATTTAGAAGCACCTTTTTTATTAACAGTTGAGTTCAAAGGTTGGGATAATGACGGTGTGTATTTAGAAAAAAAGCATTTACGTAGAATGTTTCCGTTAAAACTTGTAGATATAAATTTTAATGTGACAGAAGGAGGATCTATTTACAATGTGAGTGCATTGCCATGGACTGAACAAGGACAAACTGAAGAAGTACAAGCATTAAAAGCAGATATTAAAATTTATGGCAGAAATGTTAAAGAAATATTGCAAACTGGAGCGTATAGTTTACACAATATTTTAAATAGTCGGGAACAACTTCGTAGAAAAAAAGGAGAATGTACAACAGCAAACGAATATATTATTGCTTTTCCAAAAACCTCGGTAGATTCTACATTTACTAATGGCGAAGTAATTGATAACTCTGGAACTCAAAGTTCTGCTTTAAGTTGGAGAGGAACAGGCGCAGTAGATGTAACAGAATTGTATCAATCAGGAATTTATGATAAAGATACTGCAGGATTAAGTGAATTTACAGATGATTTAACAAATCCAGAAAAAAGTTTACTAGGAATAATGGTAAAAAGAAGTAATTTAGGCGAAATAGCAAGGAATTTTGCAGAAGATAAAAAAAATGATAATGCTATTGGAAAATCTTTGCTTGTTGATAGTTTTTTAGACGGAAATAAAAAACCTTTTGCTAGACCTCGATTTTCAGAGTTAGATGATAAAGATGGTGTGTTTGATAGAAAAAAAATACAAGTAAGTGATAATATAAGTGTTTTTACTTTCAAGAATGGAACTACAATTCAAGAAATAATAGAGGAAGTTATAATTCAAAGCACATATGGAAGGAATGTCTCATCTGCTTATCCTGATATCAATGGCATGATTCCGTGGTTTAGAGTAGATCTTGAAGTGTACAATTTAAAAGATGATGCGCAAGAAGTTGCCACTGGTAAACCTCCTAGATTATATGTGTACAGAGTAGTTGAATATAAAACACATATAAGTAGATATCAATCGTCGTCTGAACCGGCGGTTTCGGCGCAATTAAGAAAACAGTGTGCTAAAGAATACAATTACATTTATACTGGTGTCAATGACAATGTATTAGAGTTTGATATAAATTTTAATAAGGCATTCTATTTAGCAGCGCAACCATTTGGAGGAGCAGATAAAGGAAGTGTTAAATCTTATGAGCAAGATGCAAGGGCTGGAGCAAGCAATCAAAAATACAGGCCGCCTACTCCGGGTAATTCAGCAACAGATTCAAGTAGTGGATCAAAAACAGGAGAAGAAAATTCAAAACCTCAGACTGGATCTGTAGGTGGCGGACAACCTGATAAAATATCAACAGGAGTTGCAAGAGATTTTAACGATGCACTTTTGAACAGTCCGGTTGATTTAGTAAACACAACAATGACAATTTGGGGAGATCCTTACTATATCGCAGATAGTGGATATGGTAATTATCATGCAATTCCTAGTCAAGAATTTATCAATTTAAATGAGGACGGTACTATGAATTATCAAGACAGCGAAGTACACGTTTTAGTAAATTTTAGAACACCGTTTGATACAAATGCAGATAATGGGTTTATGGATTTTAATAATGTAGGATTAAATGATACAACTGCATATAGCGGTATATATCAAGTTATATCGGTTCGTAATAATTTTGCAGAAGGAGTGTTTAAGCAAACTTTAAAGATGATCAGAATTAGAAATCAAGAAGGTCTTGATACAAAACAAAAAGCAGATCCAGAAAAAGGAGTTGCAAGAATAAGTGCCGATGTGCTGAATACTGCAGCAGGTAATGCCGGAGGAGGTATATAATGCCAACTCAAGAATCAAGGACTCAATACAGTAGAGGGTCAAAACCTACATGGATGACAGGTGTAGGACCTTATATTGGCAGAGTGAGTAATCATTTAGATACTGAATTTATGGGATCTATTGAAGTAGAAATTTTAAAAACAACTGAAGCAGGAAGTCCAGGAGAAAGTAGTGGTTATTACATTCCTTGTACATATGTTTCGCCTTTTGCAGGAAATACACCAAGGAAAGGAGTTAACCAACGTTATGGATTTGATGCAACTCAGAAAAGTTATGGATTTTGGGCAGTTCCTCCTGATATTGATGTTAAAGTTTTAGTTTTAATGGCAGAAAATAATTTTGGATATGGGTTTTGGATAGGATGTTTACAAGACAAATATATGAATTTCATGATGCCTGGAAATGCATCTACATCATATAGTGAAGATCCAAGTGGTAAGTTTAGTAATAAAATAGTTCCTGTAGGAGAATATAATAAGGCTTTAGAAACAGGAAAAGGAAACGATCCTACTCAATATTATAAATTTGTAGATACTGATAGAGTAGAAATTTTAGAAAAACAAGGTTTGTTAAAATATCAAGATAATATTGTGGATCAAACAAGAGGAACAACAACGTCAAGCGCCAGACGCGAAGTTCCGAGTATGGTGTTAGGACTAAGCAGTCCTGGACATTTTGATAGACGTCCTGGTAAGCCAAAAGTAAGATATGGGGAAAAATTTGGTGAAACAAATATTCCTTTTAGCAGGCTAGGCGGAACTAGTTTTGTAATGGATGACGGAGATGAAAAAATTCTCAGGAAAAAACCAGCAAACACTGATCCGCCTGAATATGCTTACGTAGAAAAAAGAGAAACAGACGGAGATGTTGCTTTACCACATAATGAACTTACGAGATGGCGCACTCGAACTGGTCATCAAATTGTTATGCACAACACAGAGGATTTAATTTACATAATTAATTCACAGGGTAATACATGGATAGAATTAACAAGTAATGGTAAAATTGATATATATTCTGATGATAGTGTAAGCATACATTCTGAAACTGATTTTAACTTAAAAGCAAATCGTGATATAAATTTAGAAGCTTCTGGTAATGTTAATATTAAAGCCAGAGAACAAATGCGTTTAGAATCTGGTAACGCAACTCATTGGAAAGTTGGTACAGCAGAAGTTAAGAAAGATCCTGCGTTACGTCCAGAATTAGGTATTAAAAACGAAGACGGAACATGGAAATGGAATAGCTTTGAAGATTTACCTACAGTTGAACAACCGGGAGATAATTTGTATATTGATGTAAGTAGAGATGTTTATTGGAAGGTAGGTACCCATCCTAAATTAGGAGATTTTAAATTAGAAGTATCTCAAGACGGACATGCAACATTTGATAGAGATTTCTTTTTGCTTGCAAAAGAAAATATCCATCAGCATTCTAACAAGGCTACGTTACATTTAGCAGATACAACTTTTGATCAAAAGTCACTAGAAGATTTTAGGCAATTGACAGGAAAAAATATGCATATAAGAGCTGGATTAAATTTACGTTTATATGCAGATACTACTGCGGTTATAAAAAGTAAAGTTAATTATGTCACAGCTATGAATGCTAATCATATAAAATCTGGTAATATAAATTATGTAACAGCAGGCGCAAGTAATGAATATAATGCGCCTGTAAACAATATGAGCAAAATTCAATATTTTGGTAGTGGTTCAGCTAAAGGATCTAATGGTATTACAGCAGATAATGCACAACCAGCAATTGATGCAAAATTGCCAGAATGTGCCCGTCATGCTTTCATACCTATTAGAATACCAACTCATGAACCGTATTTTAGCCATGAAAACTTGAAACCGGAAACTTTTTATCCTGATAAAACAGATAGTACAATATCTATTAATGACTCATGTGATTTTGCAATTAAGTATGAACAAGAAGAAATTAAAACGCCTTTAATTTTTAAAGGAGGGGCTCAGGATGATACATTTAGGAAAGGAAAATGAGTACATTATATAAAGAAATTGTTGTTAAAAATAAAAATGAAAGTACAAAGTTCAAACCAGGATCAAAAACTTATAGAGGAATTAGCACAGTATTTACTAATAATAATACTTACAAATTGTATGATTTACAATTAATAAAACAAGATATAATAAATCATTTTCATATAAGGCAAGGAGAAAAATTATCAGATCCTACATTTGGAACAATTTTATGGGATATATTATTTGAACCTATGACGGCGCAATTAAGAAATCTTATTATTGATAACGTTAATAGAATTATTAGAAGTGACACACGAGTTAAAATAGCAAAAGTTGTTGTAGATGAATATGAGAGTGGAATACAAGTTGAATGTGAATTAATTTACCTTCCTTATAATATTCAAGATAAAATGCGTTTGCGTTTTGATAGAAATGCAGGGCTTCTTACTTAAAAATTTAAAATATATGCATTTTATTAGAAAATAAATACAAAAAAGGATTTGTTATGGCATTAACCGATAGACAAAATAGATTATTAGTAGCCGAAGATTGGAAAAGAATTTATCAAACATATTCTAACGCCGAATTTCAAAGCTACGATTTTGATAGTTTACGCAGAGTTATGATAAACTATCTTAGAGAAAAATATCCAGAAGATTTCAATGATTACATCGAAAGTTCCGAATACATTGCATTAATTGATCTAATTGCTTTTTTAGGGCAAAATTTATCTTTTAGAATTGATCTTAACGCTAGAGAAAATTTTATTGAACTTGCTGAACGCAGAGAAAGCATTTTAAGATTAGCTAGATTATTAAGTTATAGTCCAAAAAGAAATACTGGTGCAAACGGTTTGTTAAAAATAACAAGTGTAAGAACAACTGAAGCTTTAGTTGATTCAAATAATCTAAATCTTGTTGGGCAAAACATAATTTGGAATGATCCAAGTAATCCAAATTGGTATGAACAATTTATTTTTGTTTTGAATAAAGCATTTGACAGTACTAACAAATTTGGAAAAGCTTATAAAAAATCAACCTTAGCAAATATTACTACTGAAAAATATAAAATAAATTCTTTTTTGGATGATATTCCTATTATTTCATTTACTAAAGTAATTGATGGTCAGTCTTTGCGTTTTGAAATTGTTCCAGTTGATTTTGATGATACAATCTATGAAGAACCTCCGTTGCCAGGAAATAAATTTAGTATTTTATACAGGGAAGACGGAATAGGTCCTGCAAGTGAAAATACCGGTTTTTTTATGTTTTTTAAGCAAGGATCTATCGATCAAGGTAACTTTAATATAACTAATCCTAGTGCAAATCAGTTGGTATCAGTTGATGCAATTAATATTAATAATGATGATGTATGGTTGTATAGTTTAAACGCAAATGATACAACTGATAAATTATGGACAAAAGTTGATGCAATTGAAGGAAATAATATAATTTATAATAATGTAGATAAAAATATTAGGTCTATATATTCTGTGTTGACACGAGTAAATGATAGGATTAGTTTAATATTTTCAGATGGTGTATTTGGAGAATTACCGCAAGGGAATTTTAGAGTTTATTATAGGACAAGTAGAAATGCAAAGATTGTAATTGATCCAGCAGACATGATAGGAATTGCAATTGATATTGATTATGAATCTCAGTCTGGAAAAGTCGAAACTCTTTCAATAGTTTTAGAATTACAATACACCGTTAATAACTCATCGGTATCAGAAAGTAATAATTCTATTAGGCAAAAAGCACCAATGAATTATTATACGCAGAACAGGTTAATTACCGCTGAAGATTATCAAATAGGACCATTAATAGCTAATGCTGAGATAATAAAAGCTAAGAGTGTTAACAGGATTTCTTCTGGAATTTCACGATATTTAGATTTAAAAGATGCAACAGGAAAGTATAGTTCAACTAATTTATTTGCTAGTGACGGAATACTTTTTAAAGAAATTCTTACAAAAAAATTACAATTTTCATTTGAATCTGAGTTAGATGTTGAAAAAATTATTATAAATCAAATTGATCCAATTTTAAAGCATGTTGAAACAAAAAATTATTATTTTCACGTTACTCAGCAAATACCATATGTTGATCAAGGCCTTTCATGGGTATCGGTTTATAGTGATACTAATTATTACACCGGGTACTTACAAAATGAAAGTGAAATCATACAGATATTAGGAACATATACAGATTCTTTGTTAAAATTTATTCAAAATAATACACTTGTAAAATTTACAGCGCCTACAAATTATCATTTTGGACCTGATGGTAATTTAGTTGCAGGAGATGCAAATTATAAAGGTGCTGTAAATTATAAATGGGTAAAAATTATTAACACTAGAAATAACGGAACAGAATTAACAAGCAACGGCGAAGGACCTGTTATAGTAAATGATTACTTACCAACAGGAGCGATTTTAGCAGAAATTCGACCATTTGTTTCTAATGTGCTTACCAGTGATATTAAAAAAGAAATGATAGAATTGATTGTAGCATATCAAACATTTGGATTGCGATTTGATAGAAATAAAACCTCTTGGCAAATAATAAATGAAGAAAATTTAAACGTAGTAGATCCATACAATGAAGGAAAAACTGGTGATGTATCAGGACAAAAATTAGACTCGTCTTGGATAATAAAGTTTACAACAAATAAGGAAAAGTATACTGTTGAATATAGAGCAGCAAGATATATAGTTGAAAGTAAAAATGAGGTTGATTTTTATTTTGATAAAACAGATAAAATATATGATAATCAAACTGGAAAAATTATTAAAGATAACATAACTTTTCTGTCAATTAATACATTACCTGCTGTAAATGGAGTAGAAAGTTTGCAAAATTTTACAGTAGACTATAGTTTCGAAATTACAGAAGAGTATAGGGATGATTTAGGTTATGTTACAAGTGATAAAGTTACTGTTGATTTTTTTGACAGTGACGATGATGGTATAAGCGACGATGAAAGTACTTTTGAAGTTCTTGTTAATCCAGAGGAAAATCCGTTATCTGCTTTTATTTTTCAGAAAAAATATATTGCATCAAATGGTGTTGAAAGGTTTTCATATTTTGACAATAAGCAAAGTAAAGAAATTATAACTTTGCAAAGTAAAAATAATTTAGGGCCATTAAGTCAATATAAAAATAACCAGGTTTTTTACTTTGTTGATGTTGATCTATTTCAAATATATTCAAAAAGTACAAATTTATTAACTACAACCACAGATTACAAAGGTTTTGTAGGTAGAGATAATTTAAAGTTTAGTTATAGTCATGCAGCAGATGGTTCGTCTAGGATTGATCCTAGTCAGACAAATATAATTGATGTATATTTACTTACATCAGACTATGATACAAAATTTAGGTTATATCTTAACAATACAACTGAAGTTAAACCGTTACCTTTATCATCTGATCAATTGTTTATAAATTATTCTCAAAATTTAGAAAAAAATAAATCAATTACAGATGAATTAATATATCATCCTGCAAAATACAGAATTATTTTTGGTAATAAAGCAGATCCTATTCTACAGGGAGTATTTAAAGTTATTAAAAATGATGATATTGTTTTAAATGATAATGAATTAAAATCAAGAATAATTTTTTTCATTAATCAATTTTTTTCATTAGAAAATTGGGATTTTGGAGAAACTTTTTATTTTTCAGAATTAGCAGCGTATGTAGTAAAAGAAATGGCTCCGGATATTACTACATTTGTTATTGTTCCTATTGCCCAAGATCAGACATTTGGAAGTTTACATCAAATAAAATGCGAAGATGACGAAATTTTAATAAGCGGAGCAACTGTAAACGATGTAGAAATAATAGATGATATTAGTGCTGAAAAGTTACAAGCATACGGTAAAGTGGTTATAAGCACAAGCAACACAAATATAGGAATACAATCGACTTAATAAGGATATTAAATGGCATATAAAAATAATCAACAAGAACCTGCATTACCTGCTAATGGTCTTCCTAGGAGAGAAACTGTAAATCATTTACCTAAATTTTTTAGAACTGATTTTAATAAAAAGTTTTTAAACGCAACTTTAGATCAAATGGTTCAGCCTGGAGTTGTTGAAAAAATAAATGGTTTTTATGGAAGAAAAAATGCAAAAGCTTATGCTGCAAATGATATATATGTAGATGATATAAGTAAAGATCGTGTTGATTATCAACTAGAGCCGGTTTCTGTTATTAAAGATAATCTTAACAACATAGAATTTTATGCAAATTATAATGATTATATAAATTTTGTTAAAATTAGGAATGGAAACTACACAAATCATGATGTTTTAAACAAACAAGAAACTTATGCATGGAATCCTCATATTGATTTTGACAAGTTTATTAATTTTCGAGAATATTACTGGTTACCAACAGGACCTCAAACTGTAACTGTTGTAGGACAAAGTAATAATATACAAAGTGAATACAAAGTTAGATTAAAAGATAATGATAATAATTTAACATACTTGTTTACTCCTGATGGGTTAACAGACAATCCTAGTATAACATTATACAGAGGACAAACTTATAGGTTTGATATTAACACACCAAGTTATCCTTTTGCTTTTGTATCTAGGATTTCCTATACTCCAGGTAGGAATTTAGATGATGACATATATAATACTTCATTAATTTATGATAATAATCAAAAAAAGTTTGATCGACAAGGTATTGAAATTGACGATATATGGATAAGTGATGGTATAATAGAATTTACTGTGCCAGATAATGCTCCTGATAATATATTTTATATTTCAAAAGATGATGTAAATTTGTCAGGAGTAATTAAAATATTTGATATTAACGAAAATACTTTTATTGACGTTGAAAAAGAAATAATTGGTAAAAAATCTTATATTACTAGCGAAGGATGGGCGTTATCAAATGGAATGAAAATAGAGTTTGCTGGTAATGTGTATCCTGAAAGTTATGCTAACGGAGAATATTATATTGAAGGAGTTGGAGACAGCATAGAGCTTATAAACACAAATAGATTAAAGTTGTCTAGCTTATTTGTTGATGATATAGAAATTCCTTTTGATAACGATGGCTTTGATAATTATCCGTTTAGTGAAGCACTTGGATATGCAAGTGATAAAGATTATATTACTATAAGCCGAGGTGCTGTTGACGGTAATTTGTGGAGCAAATATAATCGTTGGTTTCATATTGATGTAATAGAAAAATCTTTAGAATTAAACAATTTACCAATATCAGTGGATCAGAATTCTAGGGCAAAGCGACCTATTATAGAATTTGAAAAAGGGCTAAAATTATATAATTTTGGAACAAGAGCAAAAGTAGATATCGATCTTGTTGACGATATAACAACAGATGTGTTTTCTAATATTGAAGGAGCAATAGGATATAATATTGACGAAGTTGATTTAACAGAAGGAATGCGGGTTCTTTTTTTAGCTGATAATGATATACTTGTAAAAGGAAAAATTTTTAAAGTTAAATTTTTAACAATAAACGGTAGATTACAGATAACTCTTGTAGATGAACCTGATACAGAGCCAAAATTAAATGAAACTGTGCTAATTAGAAATGGTCAAAAATATAAAAGTAAATCTTTGTTTTATACTGGCACAGAATGGAAATTGTGTCAAGAAAAAAATAGTGTTAACCAAGCTCCTCTTTTTGATCTTTATGATGATAATGATATTAATTTAGCAGATGGGTTAACTTACCAATTTTCGCAATTTGCTGGGAATAAATTATTTTCCTATAAGGAGGGCACAGGTCCTGTTGATACAGAACTTGGGTTAAGGCTACAGTATCAAAATCTAGTTAATAGTGGGGACATTTTATTTACTTGTAATCTCCTTTCAGAATCATTTACTTTTACAAACGCAAATAATTTGTTAGAATCTAAAAGCACTGAAATTGCTTTTCTTAGAAAATATAGTGACATTGACACTTATGTTACAGAAAATAGTTGGATAAAGACAAATAAATTAAGCGAACAGTCAGTAATAAATCAGTTTGTTCTTGAAGAAGATTTTTCTAATAAGTTTCCAATAGACTGGTACGAAGATGAAATAATAGATGTTGATTTGTTATGGATTAGAATTTACCGCAACGGTATGTTACAAGAAAAAAATAAAAATTTTGTAATTTTATTAGATGTAAATCAGCAATTATACGTAGAATTTATAACTAAAATAAATGCAGGAGACAATATTATTGTAAAAACAAGATATTCTGCAGCAAAAAATAATGTTGGGTATTATGAAATTCCTGCAAGTTTAGAAAGGAATCCACTTAATGAAAATTTATTACAATTTACGCTAGGAGAACTAATTGATCATGGTTTTACAATAGTAGAAGAAGTAAATGATTTTGCTGGAGTATTTCCTGGAAAAAATAACATGAGAGATCTTGGAAAATTAGCTCCTTACGGAAGAAAATTTTGTAAACATTCTAGTCCTTTTAATTTAACCATATTTAATTTACTAGACACAGATTCTAATATTTTGTCAGCTATACAATATTCAAAAGAAGAATATACCAAATTTAAAAGAAGATTTATTGAGATTGCTGATAATTTAGGATTTAATGGACCTGTTAAAGAGCATGTTGATAGAATTATTGCAGATTTTGTTGTTGATAAAAATGATAAGCAACCGTTTTTCTTAAGTGATATGGTTCCGTATGCAGGTTCTGTAGTTAATAATGATATTATTGTTGATGTTGATCAAGAGTATTATGCGTTAAGTGAAAGTTTTTCTTTAAATTATCCTTCTAATAAAGCTGTAAATATTTACAGAAATGGTGAGCAATTAATTTATGGAAAAGATTATGTATTTAATGACGAAGGTTTTGTACAAATTTTTGGCTTTAAAAAAGTAAACGATTTCATTGAAGTTTATGAATATGAAAATACAAATGGCTGTTTTATTCCTCCTACTCCTACAAAACTAGGGTTGTATCCTTCGTACCAACCAGAAATCTATATAGATACAACTTATTTTTTAGAAAAAAGTAAAGAAAATGATGGACCTTATAAGATTTATGCTTTAGAAAAAAATGAGCCAAATGACAATGATAAATTAGGATGGTTTTATCCAGTTTATTTAACAACTGATGCAGCAATAGAAGCAGATATAGCAAACAACGGTACCGGAGAGTTTTCAATACATAGATTTGCAGGTCTGAACAGGCCTTTTTATATGCCGTTGACTGATGTCAATACTGGAGTTCAAGATAATGTAAATTATGTAGAATGGGAAGAAGGTATTCTTGTTATACAAGGCCACGACGGAAGTTTAACAACTGCATTCAAAGATTTTAAAGATAATTTAATTTTTGAATTAGAAAAAAGGATTTATAATAATCTAAAAGTAAAATATGATACAACTATGTTTGATATTAATGAAGTTGTACCAGGCTTCTTTAGAAATAATGGGGTATCAAGACAAAGTTTTAATAATGTACTGATAAGTGATTTTATTTCCTTTACAAGATTTATAAATCAAGATTATTCTGCACATGTATATTTTAATATTACAAATAGTTTTACTTACAATTATTCAAAATCTAGATTAAGTAATAATGAATTTAGCCCCGGTTGGTGGAGGGCTATATATGAATATGTTTATGGGACAGATAGACCACATACACACCCTTGGGAAATGCTAGGATTTACAATTAAGCCTTTATGGTGGGATAAAGAATACGGAGAGTTTCCATATACATCAGATAATCTAATCATGTGGGAAGATTTAGAAAAAGGTATTATTAGACAACCAAAGTTTAAAATTGATAAAAAATTTGTTAGACCAGGTTTACAAAATATTATACCAGTTGATAATAAAGGTAATTTGTTAAGTCCTTCTAAAGCAGGTTTAATTAACTATTACTCGAGGAATAATATTAAAGAAAGTTTTGTATTTGGAGATGGATCTCCGGTTGAATCTATTTGGAAACGTTCAAGTGATTTTGTTTTTAGTTTGATGAAGTCTATTATACTCAATAAAGCTGGTTATGCTTTTGCAACTGGGTTTGACAGATTACGTCAAAATAGAAATATTGCCGATCAGATTGTATATAAAACAACAAAAAATCATATAACTTTACAAAACATAGTTGCGCCTTACATCGACAATAATGATTTTTATACAAGTGGTTTTATTAACTATATAGCAGAATATCAAAATGGAATATTTAAAAATCGTTACACAAATTATATAGATAAATTAAAATCTGTAAAAAATCAAATTAGTTTTAAAGTAGGAGGGTTTACAGATAAAGATAAATGGAAATTAATATTAGACAGTAGAACGCCGTTAAATGAAGGTAATGTTTTTGTACCTGCAGAAAATTATTCTATATTTTTACATACAAGTTTTCCTGTAGACGAATTTGTTTATAGTGGTGTTGTAATTGAAAAAACTTTGGCTGGCTGGACAATTAGTGGCTATAATGATGGCTATACAAAATTCAAATATTTTCCTCCTATTCTAAGAGATGCTGATACAACAATTAATGTAGGAGGTGTAAGCAAAGAATATCTTATATGGGAGTCGGGTAAAACATATGCAATAGATTCGATTGTCAAAGTTGGAAGTAATACTTTTTATAGATGTAAACAAACTCATGTAAGTGGCGAGAATTTTGATATATCAAAATTTGCTTCTCTACCTAGATTACCTATTATAGGCGGAGTTAATGCAAAAGTAAGAAAACAATTTTATAACTCTATAAGTGAAATATCTTATGGCACTTCTTTACCAACCGTACAAGATGTTGTAGATTTTTTATTAGGCTATGGAAAATGGTTAGAATTTGTAGGATTTACATTTGATAGATTTGTAGAAAGTCAATTTGAAGTAGCTGATTGGAATTTATCGATAAAGCAATTTTTATTTTGGACTACACAAAAGTGGGATGCTGGATCATTAATTACGTTAAGCCCAGGTGCTGATAAAGTAAATTTTGCACCTGAGTATGGAACAGTTGGTAATGTAATTGATACTTCTTTTAAATATTCTATTTTTAAAGCAGATGGTACAGTAATAAAACCAAGAAATATTAATTTTATAAGAGATAATGATAATAATTTTTATGCTCAAACTAATAATAATGATGGAATTTATTTTATAAAAATACCTATTGTATACAAAGAACATGTTGTTTTAATTGATAATGTAACTGAATTTAATGATGTAATATTTGATTTAGCTCCAGGTTATAGGCAAGAAAGAATAAGAGTGTTAGGTTACCGTACTAATAATTGGAAAGGTGGACTTGATATACCGGGATTTTTTTACGACGATGTTAAAATTGTAAAATGGGAGCAGTGGAAAAAGTATAATGTAGGAGATATTGTTCAATATAAAGAATTTAATTATGTTGCTATCGTGACTATTGATCCTGCTGTTGAGTTTAATTATACAAATTGGAAATTATTAGATGATAAAATATCATCTAATTTGTTTAGCAATTTTGATTATAAAATTGAGCAATTTAAAGATTTTTATGATTTGGATAGTGATAATTTAGATTTAAATCAACAAAAACTTGCACAACATTTAATAGGATATCAAAAAAGAAAGTATTTAGAAAATATTGTCAACAATGATGTTAGTCAATATAAGTTTTATCAAGGATATATTCAAGAAAAAGGTACAAAAAATTCTCTTACAAAATTATTTGATGTGCTAGCAAGCGCAGAAAAAGATAGTTTAGAATTTTATGAAGAATACGCAGTCAAACAAGGAAATTATGGTGCGGTAAAAAACTTTGATGAATTTGATTTTATACTTAATGAAGAAAATTTTAAACTATCACCACAGCCTATACTTCTAACTAATAATGTTACCGGAAAAGAAACAGATTTAATTTATAGAATACAAGAAAACGAAGTTTTAGTAAAAGGTAATGGATATCAGCATAAACCTTTTCCAACTACTTATACAGACAAGTTTGAATTGAGGCACGCTGGATATGTAAGTGAAACTGATGTAGATAAAATTGTTTCAAACTATTCTCAATTACTAGATTTTCCTATAGATAATTTTAAAGAAAATGAGTTAATTTGGGTAGGAACTTATAATGCAGATTGGACAGTTTTAACATATAAAAAATATGATTATAAATTTATACAATTAGCAGTGGTAGATAATAGACAAATTGATTTATACTTTGATGTCACAATTGAAAAAGATTTTAAAGTTGGTGATATTGTTGGTATACAAAATGTAAGTAAACTTGCTAAAGTAGGAATTGACTCTACAGTTGTCTCTGTTGAAACTGATAGTGACTTAAATGGAATATTTGAAATTGTAAAAGTAGAATTAGATATTTTATCTTTAGGTATAAGCGTTGATAATGCTTCTGTTATAAATTTAATAAGCTCAACTCAATTAGAAGGAGATACAACCGGAATAATTACAAGGTTTGTCTCAGTTCGTGTTCCAGATCTAGAAAGTATGTCAAATCTAGTTAATTCTACATTACAGATAGGAAACAAAGTTTGGGTAGACAACGATAATACAAATTCTTGGAAAGTTTTTCAATTAGAAAATAGTTTTACTTATTATAGTCAAATTAATAATCCAAATGGAACATCAATGTCATTTGGATATATTGTAAAAACAAATGCCAGAAATAATGTAATGATAGTTGGCGATCCATTTGATAATGACGGTAAAGTTTATGTTTATACACGACCAACAATTTCAACAGAATACAAGCTTTTACAAATATTAGAACCTGATCAGCCAGAACCTGAAGATTTATTGTATGATAATAGTGATAATCAAGAAGGGTTTGTATACTTGTTGACAAAGGATAGTGTAAACAATATTCGTAGAATTTTTAAAAATGGCGCGGTTGTAGATCCTTCATTATATACAAAAAATGAAAGTGAAAATAAAATAATATTTTCTTTCCAAATTTTACAAGATGATATTATTTTGGTTAATTATAACACGCATGCAATACCATACGAATTTGGAAAATCAGTAGCAATAAACGATTCTGGAAATTTTATAATGGTAGGTGCTCCGTCTGCATCTAGATTGCAGACAAAAATTAAAGGATTATGGAATTCTAACGAAAATTATTCTGCAAATGATATTGTATATACAGATGACAATAACTTTAAAATGTATTTTAAGGCAAATGTAGATATTAGAGGTTCTTCTGCAGCAACAGAATTCAAAAGTTTTTATAATTATGGACAATTCATTAAAGACAATGGATTAGATACTGAAGATTCCTTTGAATATCCAATGTTGTTTACTGGATCCTATAATGAAAGAGAGATACAAACAGACCATCTAATTATAAGATTACCGCAAAAAATCTTTTCTGGAATACAAATAAATGATCAAATTAAATTTAAATGGAATGATATATCAAACGTAAATCAAACTCAGCTTAATTTAGTTTCGCGAAATCCGTTTGATGGAGAATATGATCTTATTAATGCAAATTTTATAAGCAATTTACATATTGTTCAATATAAATTTACAGATATTTTAAAAGTTGTAGGAGCAAGAGTTATTCCTTCTGCTGGAGATGATGTAAATTCTGAATTTGCAATTGGTAATATAGTCAATGTTATACAACTTGAAGGTACAAATGATATTTTATTATATTGTAAAGATGTTGTAGGAAATTTTGGTGAATTTGGAACACTAAAAATTGGTATTATAGTAATAGGAGATTATACTGTAACATTATCTAAAAATGATTATACTGAGTTAACAACTGAGTATAGCGGATTTGTAAGTATACCTACACCTAATTATACAATAACTTCTAAAAGAAATGATAGCGGACGTGGGTTACTTATACAGGATGTTGTAACTACGCAAAATCCTGTTCCGGCAAATGTTTATTATAATTTGGCAGAATATAATTCAGCTATTGTAAAAAGTTTAAGTTATGTTGATTTTAATTTGCAAACAAATGGAGATTATGTTCCTACAAACAGATTATTACAATATTATGTAATAAATGTTCCTAAAGATATTGATACAAATAATTCATTTAATTTATTTGTCAATGATTTTGAAAAAACAGTTAAAATTTTTAAAGTAAGGAGTACAAGATTTGTCAATGTATTGCCTGTTGTACAAGCAGGTGAAATTTTAAAACAAAAGATTACAGGAGCAACAGCAACAGTATTTTCAAGTAACGTAAGTATTAGTGCAGAAACAATAAATTCAGTAAATCCTGTATATGAGATAGAAATTCAATTTGTAAAAGAAGGGCCTACAGGATTATCGTTTAATTCTATAGATGAATTAGTAGGTTCAATAACAGGAGAACTGTTTGTTAGACCTATTAGTCTGCCAATAAAGGAAGAATTAATTCATATTGAAGAAATTGGTTTGATCGATCCATATGACGAAAATAATAATACAATTAACAATATTAACTTTTTTGATGTTTGGGATGGATTTATTGTTTATGATGAGAATAGAGTGGATGCAAATGGTCTTCCTTTTGTTCCTTACGCAAAATTTTATGAAAATGGAAGTTTACTAACAGCGATAGATCTAGACGGAACTGAAAGAGTTGGACAAACTATTAGAGAATTAAATCAAAATGGTTTACCTACAAATAATACTGCAGAAGTTATGTTCATACAAAGAATAGCTAATAGTAGAGTAATTATTTGGCTTAACAATATTCAAGGAAGTTGGATTGCTGCATCGGCTGAACAAGATACAGTACAATTACAAATGGATGCTCATCCAACTGGAGTAGATATATTAGGTAGATTGAATATCTATAATTTTGATAGACCATTTGGAGTAATACACGATTTTAAATCTGCTACTGATACAGGTTTAAAATTTGGAGTGGTATTTAATCAATATCCTATTCCTATACAAATTGATCCTGTGTTAGGTACACAAATTAATACTTTAACAAATGTAGAGTATTGGTTATTTACACAGAGTGATATACTTGGATTACCTACACCGGCAATAACTCCAGAAAACGGATCTATCTATTGGCAAAGAATTTATAATCTACAAGTTGATATTAACGGAACAAAATCTGACTTTGATAACGAAGGAGTAGTTTATATATTTGAGAAAGTCGGAAACGGATATACATTAGTTCAACGATTATTAGGACCAGATAGGCAAAATAATTATAAATTTGGAGCAAATATTAAATTGCTAGGAAATGAAAATGCTTCGAGAAGTTATATTTTAGCAGAAAACCCTAAAAGGATTTATTTTGTAAATAATGGAATTTATAATGATCAAATTTACAATTGGGAATATGCTGCTAATAAAAAGTTTAAAGGAGTATTCAATCCCGATTACACCTATTTTACAGGTGATATTGTTTTTGTGCCTAGAAATGTAACTGAAGATTTGTTTGATTCAAATTTGGGTGTTTTTGATGGAACTTTATTTGAAGCCATTACAAATGGAAAATCTTCAGTTATTAATCTACAGAATGGAATAAACACTTCCTATTGGAAATTGGCAGATAATTTAATTGATTATGTAGGTTTTGTTCCTAATACAATAGGAAGTATTCAGTTAGATTCAGCAGATGTAAGCACTTTAAATATTAGCAATTTAACGAATTTTGGAATTAATTTTGATGTAAGTGCAAACGGAGATGTATTAGTTGTATTTTTACAATACGAAAATGAAAAAAATAAATTAGGAATTTACAGAAATGATAATGGTTATTACAGATGGATGCAAACTATTGAAGCAGAAAATGAAAATACAGATTTTGGGACTAGCTTTGATTTATCTGCAAATGGAGACGAATTATTCATAGGTGCACCTCTTACATCAATTGCGAAAGTTAATCAAGGTAAAGTTTATTATTATAAAGTAGTAGATTATTTGTTTGTACTGCAACAAATAATAGGAAGCCCGTATGACGAAATAGAAGAAAGTTTTGGAATATCAATACAAGAAAACAATGGAATTCTTGTAATAGGTTCTGCAAATGCAAATTTTTATGCAGACACGACATTTGATAATGGTACAACAATTTTTGATTCAAAGCTTACTACGTTTCAGTATTCAAAAGACGATAAAGGGGTAATATTTGTTTTTGAAAAAATAAATGGATTTTTTGTTTATGCAGATTTTATACATTATGACAATCCGTATGCTAACAATTTTAGATATGGCAGTAATATTCTATTTAATAATAGGATATTATATGTTGCTGATATGAATTATAAGAATGATAATAATTCTTTAGGTTATATTCGAACATATCATACAACTGGTAAATTTTATAACGTTATACGCAGTAAAAAATTACCAATTGATACAACAAAAATTAAAAAAATTACATTATATAATAGAAAAACAAATGTTTTAATTAAAACTTTAGATTATATTGATATTTTACAAGGAAAAATACCAGGACCTGCAGAACAAAACATTGATTTTAAATTATATTTTGATCCTGCAAATTATAATATAGTAAATGATACTGATTTAGATGTTATACGTAACACAGATCTTCCATGGACTACTGAGTATGTAGGAATGGTTTTATGGGATCTAAATAATGCAAAATTTTACTATCCGCATTTAAATGATATATCTTTTTCGGTTAATCGTTGGCATAAGGTGTTTATAGATAATACCATAGATTTGTATGAGTGGGTGCAAAGTTCTATTTTGCCAGAACAATGGGACGAAATAAGCGAAACAGCAGCAGGGTTTGCATTAGGTATTTCTGGAAAAACTAAGTACGGAAATAATGCTTATGTAGAAGAAATAATTTTAAATAAAATTACAAATACATTAGAAAAGCGTTATTATTTCTGGGTAAAAGATAAAAAAGAAATTCCAAATAAGGACAGTAGGACAATCAGTGTTCATAAATTACAAAATTTAATAAAAGATCCGATAAAAGAAGGATATGAATTTATAGCTTTAATAGGATCAGATCAATTTGCTATTTACAATTGTTTACAATATCTTAATGATAACGATGTTGCTATTAGCTTTCAAATTTATAATGATAAAAATATCACAGCTAATTTACATAGTCAATATAAGTTAGTTAGTGTTGGGTTAGAAACAAGTAAAATTCCTAATTTTCTTGAACAAAAGTGGATTGATAGTTTAGTTGGGTTTGATTTAGCTACTAGACCGGTGCCTGATATAACCTTGCCGGAAAAATATAGATATGGCATGCTTAATGAACCTAGGCAAGGATGGTTTGTAAATCGGCAACAAGCCTTAAAAGAATATATTCAAAGGGTTAATAGGGTATTAGAAAAAAATCTAATTGTAGATTCAAAAAATTTACAAAGTTTGTATACAGTAGATGAGTATCCAACAGAAGTTACAAATGAATACGATATTAAATTACAAACCTATGCTGAATTAGCGTATTATGGAATAGCAAAAGCGGAACAGGCAGCGGCTGTATTAGAAGTAATAGACGGAGAAATTGTTAATATAACTATAACGAATCCTGGTAGAGGTTATCAAGTAGTACCAACATATAACATAATAGATAAAGGTGTAGATGCAGAAATTAAATTTGAGCTAAATTCTATTGGATCAATAATTTCTGCAAATATAATAAGATCTGGAAAAAATTATACTCAATCTGCAAAAATTGAAATACGTAAATTTACAGCATTAGTTGAATATGATGAAAACCTTAATAATAAATGGTCATTGTATGAAAGGAATTACCAAGCAAATTCTTGGACGAGAATAAAAAGTCAAGGATTTAACACAACGTTGTATTGGAATTTTATTGATTGGTATGCAGAAGGTTATAGTTCAAGGACAACTGTTACGCATTTGATAGATTTCTCATATCAATTAGCAGGTTTAAATGCAAATATAGGTGACATTGTCAAAATAAAAAGTATAGGTGCAGGAGGATGGTTACTTTTATACAAAGTTGATAACCAAAAAAATGTAGATTATTCTATAAACTATGAAACCGTAGGTAGAGAGAATGGAACAATCTCTTTTTCTAATTTACTGTATGAAAACAAAAATTTTGATTTACAAAGTTTTGATATAAATTTTTATGATATTTTACCTACAGATGAAATTCGTGTAATAGCAAATGCAATTAAAGATGATATTTTGATAGACGATTTAGCAATAGAATATAATAATTTATTTTTTGCTCAAATAAGATATATTTTATCAGAACAAAAAAATGTAGATTGGATATTTAAATCAAGTTTTATCCGAATAAAACATAATGTAGGCGAACTAAGACAAGATGTTACTTTTAACAATGATAATCTACCTAGTTATGAAGAATATGTAAAAGAAGTTAAACCTTATAAAGCTAATATACGAGAGTATATAAGTGCATATGATAAGTTAGATAACAATCCTCAATTAATTACTGATTTTGATTTACCGCCAACTTTTAATTTTGATAGTAATAAAATTTTGCCGTACTCTGTAAAAGCATATAATGAGCAATTATATGGATTGTCAAATGAATTAGAACAATATCCAAATAAAAATTGGTTAGATAATGTAGGATATACTGTTTTAGAAGTTAAAATTTCTTACAATGGTTATGGCTATATAAATTCTCCAACTTTATCATTTGAAGGTGGAGGAGGAAGAGGTGCTAAAGCAATAGCTCAGCTAGGGGAAAATGGAAAAATTGTTTCAATTGAAGTTACAGATAATGGATCTGGATATTTATCAGCTCCTAATCTAATTATAACCGGAGAAACAAGAGAAGATTATAAGGCGGCGTTATGTAGTGTAATTATAGGGCAGCCATTAGTAAGATCTACTTATACAAAAATTAAATTTGATAGAATTTCACCTATTCTTACATTCAAAGATATTAATGGAAATATAAAAATTGATGAAGAATTTCAAGAAATTGTATCTGGATCAAAATATATTTTTGATTTACCCTGGCCTATATCTTTACTACCAAAAGATACTCAAGTATTTGTTGATAATGAAAAATTACTACGAGGAGAATATACTTTTACAAATGTATTAGATACGACAAAAACCTATCATAGATATTTTGGTAGGGTAATTTTGATTAATCCTCCTGCAAATTATTCTGTTGTAAAAATTCAATTTAAAAAAGATATAAATTTATTACCAGCAGTTGATAGAATAAAATATTATTATAAAAACAATTTAGGTCAATTTGGAAATGATATTTCTCAATTGATGGAAGGAGTTGATTATGGTGGTGTAGAAATAAAATCTTTTGGATTTGACGTAAAGTCGGGTTGGGACAATGATGGATATTTTGTTAGTAATTATGACACATACGATGAATCATTTGAAGATATAATTAGCACAGTTGGAAGGAACTTAATTCAACCAGATGTGTTAGACTATAAAATTCAAATAAATTGGATAAATTTTGCCAAAGCTGTAAATGCGCTAATAATAGGAGATAGTGTTGAAATAGATAATCATACATTGTTTTATTCTATTTTTAACGTAGATCAATTAGGAAATTCATATCCTGATCCTTTAAATGGAAATTCTATTTTAAATGTATTAGATGAACTTGTTAACGAAGCATTAGTTGACGAAAACGGTAATTTACTGTTAGATGCAGAAGACAACATACAATATCAATTAATTCCTAAGATTACTGTAAGAAGTGTTGAACAAATGCAAAAATACGGAATTAATAGTATTGATTTAAATGAAATTGCAGCAAATAATATAGATACACAAATTATTACATTATTTCAGCAGTTGTCTTTAAGCAATATAACAGCATTAATAGCTGAAACCAATCCAGTTATTAATGATGTAAAAATAATAATGCAGCAACCACTTGTAAATGGGCAACAATATAATTTTTATTTAAACAATGTAAGATTAGATGATCCAAATTACGCTGATGATTCTACAGCAGTAAGTAATCCTAATGCTGTGATGCAAACAATAATAGGAAATGGAATTACCACAGAAATAATTATAAAAACTTATATTAAAGAGTTTGAAACTGGAGATATAATTATTTTACGTAAGCCAACAAGTGATGGCAGTTTTATTCCTTCTGATTTAGATTATGATACATTAATAAATGGAGGGAACATTAATTATTCGAATGCTATAGGCATCAATGCAGATGAAATTAATATTGATGGAGATAATTTTGTTTCTCCTACTACATCTAAAAGCACCGAAGAAAATGTTCCAGGTCTTGTGCAAGATACGCTTGATATCACAGTATATGAAAGACCAATTACAGGTTCGTCGAATATTATAAGTAAAAATTATATATCAGATGGAAGTACTGTGACGTATGACTTAGGTACTTATCCTTTGAAAGAAAAAAATATTATTGTAAAAGTAAACAATAATATTGTAACAAATTATGAAGTTAACAGCAATAAAACCTTAACATTTTTAAACTCAATAGAAGTAAATGCAAGAATTAACATAATAATTTTTGATTATAGTGGATATAACGTTTTGGATGTAGATACTATTGTAGCAAATGGTAATACAAATGACTTTGTAGTAAATGCAAGATATGAGAAAAATTTACAAAGTCAAATCTCAGTAAATGCAAAAGAAGAAAATTATGTCTTAAAACAAAATAGCGAAAATAATATAGTTATTTCTTTTGCTAAAATCTTAGATCCAGGAGACGTCATAAGATATGTAATCTACACAAATAAAGAACAGGCAAATATTGCTAATTTTAGTGAAATTACTATAGATGAATTTGTTTTTGACGGAAGTACTACAAGTTTTCCGTTGTCTATTACTCCTTACAAACAAGAGCCAGCTGAATGGTTTACATTAGTATTTGTTAATAATAAATTATTAAATCCTGGTTATACTGAAATTTTTGAAGTAAGTGATGTAAGAGAATATGAATTAAGGTTGTATCAAGTTCCTATTAGATCTTTAAATTTTGAACAAATAAGAGTTTTTTTAAATGATAATGAGTTAGAATATAATATGCATTGGATATTTAATTCAGCAGGACAGTATAATCCAGGTTTAGCTGAAGATAAGCAAGAAGGAAGTTTGATAATATTAAGACAAGGTGTTGGCACAGTAGGTGATACATTAAAAGTATATGTTTATGCTAATGATACAGAGCTAATAGAGTCAGGCGGAGATTACAAATACGGATATTATGATAATGAAACATATGTTCCAACACCAGGAAATTTACACATTTATAAAGAAATGAATATTGGAGATGTAATAAAAGTTTATCAATTTAGTAATCATGATAGTCAAAGAATAGATTGGCAAAGTTTTGACATTGATCAGAGAACATTATTAAGCCCAGGAAAAATCATTGGTAGCGGCATTAATATTGTTACAAGTCTAAGTGAAATGTATGTACCTTTTGTTCTAGAAAGTAATAAACAGTATGCAATTTTCAAAAATGGATTTAGAGTAGATGATTTATATTACGGCACAAATACTCAAACAAATTTATCAGCTGAAATCCAAACACCATTTGGGAATGGAACTTATTTTTTAAATTTTCAAGAAATAGGATTGTCGGTTATAAGCGGTGACGTAATAAAAGTAGAAGAATTAAATGCTCAATATACTATAGATTCAGATTCTAAAAATTATAATGAGTTTAGACAATTAAAAAATGGTGTAATTGCTTTAAATTATCCTGCTATAGGAGACCAATATGTATGGGTGGCAAAAAATGGTCTTTTACTTACCCCAAGTGTAGACTACTATTTACTTGCAGATATGCAACATATTAAATTAGTAGATTATTTGGTTGAGAATGATAATATTCAGACAATTCATTTTAGTAACTCTATACAACAGAAAAAATTTGGTTGGAGGCAGTTTACTGACATCCTTAATAGAACCCATTATTATACATTAGATGGGCAAAAAAATATTACATTAAAAGAAAATTTAAATTGGTATGATAAAATAATAGTTGTTGAAAATTCAGATGAATTGCCAAATCCTGATCATAATTCAAAATTTCCTGGTGTAATTTTTATACAAGGGGAAAGGATAGAGTATAAACAAAGATATGGTAATGTATTACAGCATATACGAAGAGGTACGCTAGGTACAGGTGTTAAACAGGTTTATGTAGCCGGAACAGAAATATATAATCAATCTGTAGATACTATATTGCCCTATAAGGATGAAATTATTGTTGTAAATACTGTTGGAGATGGAATTAATAAAGAATTTGCATTAGAATTTGTAGCTAATAACGAAAATGAGTTTGAAGTCTTTGTAGGTGGTACAAGGATGAGAAAAACAAAGCTCCAATCTTATGAATTAGATACCATTAATAGAGAAATATATAGTAACGAAAACGAATATATTAGTCAAGATTCGCCTGAAGGAGATATTACATTACCTCCCGAATTTACTGTTGTTGATAATACATTGGTATTTCATGAAGCACCAAAAGAAGGTGTTAAAATTTTGATTATACGCAAAATAGGGTTAGAGTGGACAAAACCTGGAGACAGATTAGTTGATACTGATACTCCTCTGTCAAGAATTATTAGATCAGTGGAAGCTGATTTGCCTAGATAAATACATACATAGGATTTAATATGAACGAAATGTTAAAAGAAAAATACGGAATTTTAGTTGAAGGATACATTAAAATTTTTGATCCTGATAGTAAAAAAGTTTATGTAGATAAAAGAAATGCAATACACTATGAAAATATGAGTATTGCATTAGCTCAAAGCTTATCAAATTCTGGAACAGGATTTATATATAATATGGCGTTTGGTAACGGTGGCACCAGTGTCGACCCTACTGGAATTATTACATATTTAAGCCCAAATAGCACAGGTGTAAATGCAAGTCTATATAATCAAACATATAGCAAAATTGTTGATGAAAGTAGTGTTAACAATAAAGATCCTTTTAGAAATAAAACAGAAATAAGACATGTTAGCGGAACTAATTATACAGATGTATTAGTTTCTTGTCTATTAGATTATGGAGAGCCAGAAGGACAAGATGCGTTTGATACTGCTGCTGATATTGATAGTTTATACGTATTTGATGAATTAGGACTACAAAGTTATGATCCTGATGGAAATTCTATGTTAATAACTCATGTAATTTTTCATCCTGTACAAAAAAGTCTAAATAGGTTAATTCAAATTGATTATACTGTTAGAATACAAAGCTTATCCGGGTTGTTAGGAGAGTAGTATGCCATATGAAATAAAATTTACAGATTATGTAAATAAACTTCAAATTGTAGTAGAAGATAATACAATTAATAACGAGACGTCTTTAAAATTACCAGGAAAAAATACAACTGCATACGGATCCTTGATTGCCGAAAATTTTTTACATTTATTAGAAAATTTTGCTTCGACAACGCCTCCATCTGTACCTGTTGAAGGTCAATTATGGTATAATTCTACCGAAGATGTAGAACAATTATTTGTATACACAGGCGTAAACTGGTCTCCTGCAAATGGAGTTAATAAATCTATAAACAAACCTGATTTTGCTCAAGAAGGTGATTTGTGGATTGATAAAGAAAATTTACAGTTGTATATGTATACCGATGCTAGTGGATGGGTGTTAATTGGACCTGAGTTTAGTGAAGGTTTAATCACAGGAGCAACTCCAAGAATTGTTCTTGGTACAGATAACCTTTCATACAACGTTTTACAAATTGATGTTAATTCTAGTCCGGTTGCTATTGTAACAAATAAATCTTTTACGCCTAAGTCAAAAATAGATGGATTTACTACTTTAGGACCTGGAATTAACTTAACAAATAAATCTTTATTTGGAGAAGATGCAGTAAAATATAGAGGTATAGCAGAAAAAGCAGAAAACGTTATAATTAATAATGAAGTTATACCAGCTGGAAAACTTTTAAGGACAGATATAGTTAATTCTATAAATTATCCCATGAATGTTTTATCTAATAGTGGTATAAATTATGGAATAAATAATGAGCTTTCGATAGGCATTCAAGGTACATCATCTGTGATAAAAAATAATGTTTCAGGATCACAGATAGAGTTGCAGACACGATTTGGAGGATTATTTAGTACAGTATTAACTGTTAATTCACAAAAAAAAGTTGGTATTAATTCAGTAAATCCTGACCATGAATTAGAAGTTGTAGGAGATATTAAAGTTTCTGTGCCTTTATCAGATGCTAACAAAGGCGGTATATTAGTAGATAGTACAAAAGAGTCTGATAAATTTACTAATCATGGTTCTATTACAACTTTAGGAGGTATAGGTGTTGCAAAAAGCATAACAATTGGATCAAATTTATATCTACCTAACACTGAAACAAGTTATATTGAAGCAAATAAACTTATACCAACTAAAGATGCTGATGAGCTAATAGGAACTCAAGAATCTTTTATTGGAAGTGATTCTCTAAGATATAATGGAATATATGCAAAAAGATTTTATGGTGATTTAGAAGGTAATGTTACAGGATCAATTAGCGGAAGGGCAGGTTCGGCAAGTAAGTTAGCAAAATCATCTGCTTTCTCTTTTATCGGGGATATTACAATTGATGCAGAAAATAATAATAATGAAATAACGATTCCTTTTACAGGAACAGGAGAGGCTGTAATTTTTCCTGTTAAAATAGCTCAAAGTTTTATTTCTAATTCTTGTGCAGATCATAATCATGATTTATTATCTCCAGGATCTGGACTTGTAGAGGTATTTGACGATGATGATCTTTTGTTAAGTAGAAATCGTGAAGATATAGGATTGCATAGAGTTTCAATTGAAAGTATAATTAATAAAGTTCCAAAAATGCCAATTGGAACAATTGTTCCTTTTGCAGGAGACCAGGCACCTTCTGGATGGTTATTATGTAACGGAATGCAAATTTTAATTGCAGATTATTTAAATTTATATAATGTGATAGGTTATTTGTATTTGGCAAAAGATTTTGTGCAACAAGGTAGATTTGCACTTCCTGATATGCGAGGCAGATTTCCTTTAGGTATGCACAACATGGGAGGTGAAATTCCTGCCGATACCAGGGTTTCGGATCCTATTGCAAATGAATTAGGCAAGAATAGCGGAACAGAAACCAAAACATTAGACGTTGACAATTTGCCAGATCATAGCCATACTTTAAAGTATCAAGATCATCAATTTTATGCTACAAATGAGCAACAATTTTCTTTGCAGGATAACGCCGTAGATGAATTTCCGCATTATGAACAATTTGGGGAGCAAACGGGTTATGGACTAAAGAAAACCGGAGGAATTGATGCAGGTTCTATTACATCTTTTAGTCAGCCTTTTGATGTAATGAATCCATTTTTAGTGTTAAATTATATTATATATGCAGGATAAATTAAAATGAGTTATAGGATAAACAGGACTGATGGAGAACTGTTAGTTGATTTAACAGACGGAACTATTGATAGTAATGCAACAGATTTAATCTTAATTGGTAGAAATTATAAAGGTTTTGGTGAATGGGTAAACGAAAATTTTGTAAAATTATTAGAAAATTTTGCATCTACATCGCAACCTTCTAATCCGTTAACTGGACAACTTTGGTATGATAAATCAGTTGGCAGATTAAAAATTTTTAATGGTATTGCTTTTAGATCTGCAACAGGAACAGTTGTAAATAGTTCTAGGCCCGATGATCTTATAGAGGGAGACATCTGGATTGATAATAAAAATAATAGATTATATCTATTTGACGGATCTGATTTAACTCTAGTAGGACCAAATTATGAAGTAGGTCAGGGTAAAACAGGATTTGAATCACGAACGCAATTAGATATCAATAATGTATCTCGGACAGTTTTGTTATTATATTTAGGTGGAGTTTTAGTTGGAGTATATTCGCCTGCTGCAATGACTATTCCTGTTGCATATAGTATAAATGGATTAGAAGCAGATCCAAACGATTCACAAAATCCTAAGAGACAAAAGTTAAAAAAAGGTTTTAATCTGGCCAAGCAGTCAACAGAAACAGGAATTGAAGGATTTTGGTATCATGGTACTGCTGCAAATGCCAAATATTTAATAGATGATCAAGGAAATAAAAAAACAAGTCTTAATTTTTTGCCAACTGATGCAAATGGGGAAACAACAGGTAGTTTAAAAATTAAGAATAGTGCTGGAATAACGATTGGTAAAGGAGATAAACCATTTGTTGATTTTAAAATTGTAGGAACTACTACATCTATTGAAACTTTAGAAATTGATGGAGATTTTGGTATTAAAGTAAAAAATTCACAATTTCCTAATAATTCAATAGATGTTTTACAAGTTGATTCAAGTTTATATAAAATTAACATATGGCCCGGACTTCCTTATAATATTTTATCAACATATCCTTCTGCTGATTTGTATGGAAATTTGAATGTAAAAGGATCAGTTGAGGTTGACGGTTCTCTAAATGTTTTAGGAGAGGTAACATATATTACCTCCCAAGATTTAAAAATAGAAGATAGGCTAATCGAGTTAGCATCAAGTGAAACTGTATCTTATGATAACGATGCTGTAAATGGAGGAGGAATACTATTAAAAAGCAGCGACGGTGACAAAAAAATTACATGGAATTTAGCAACTAAAGCATGGACAATAAATCAAAATTTAAATTTAATAAGTTCAGGATATGTAAATGACGTCGATGATCCTAGTATCAAAATAAATGGAACTACTATATTATCAACTACACGATTATATGATTCTGTTGTAGAATCTAATTTAGAAACAGTAGGACAATTACAAGAACTTTTAGTTGATAATATCTATATTAATTCTGCAACTATAAGTTCTAATGTTACTGGATTGACTATTAATTCTAATGGTGATTTAAATGTAAGCGGAAATAATATTACAAATCTAGCTACGCAAGTCTGGCCAGCTTCATATACAAATCCTGATATGCGTAATTATGCAGCTACAATAGAATATGTTGATAGAGCTGTTCAAGGAAAAGAAATATTGTTATCTTTAGATATAAATGGTTTAATTGTTGACGGGGACCCTGATAATACGCCATTTTATGAAGGCAGCATTGATAATGTAAGACAAGTTTTAAATTATATGCTTCCAATTGAAGATGCATTAATTGGAACAAGAGTACGAGTGTTAGGAACTCGTTTTAAGCTAATTACAGCAAATTTTGGAATAACAATTTCTGCAGATGAAGATAATTATGAAGCAGTGTTATTTAAATCAATTGTACCTGTTAGAAATGTAGATAATAGTTCAACAGTTTCGGTAGTTGAAGATATAGTTCCTAATCCATTTGCACAAGGTGCAGCAACTAATGTAGAGATTGAGGTTGAAAGATTTATATATAAATTTGAAAGTAATGGTTTAACATGGGTAAGCACTGGTGTAAATCGAATTACAGTTAATTAGGAAAAAATATGGCGTATATTATTAATACATACAATAATGAACAAATAACCATTGTTCAAGATGGAACACTTGATCAGACAACTGATTTAAAATTAGTTGGCAAAAATTATGCAGGTTATGGAGAAATACAAAATGAAAATTTTGTTTTTTTGTTAGAAAATTTTGCCGGAGATAACGAACCGCCAAAAGCTATCAGAGGACAAATTTGGTTTGATACAAATAATAGTAAACTTAAATTTTACGACGGTATTATTTGGAGAGTCGCAAGCGGAGCAGAAGTCTCATCTGAAGCACCTGCTGGTTTAACAGCAGGAGATTTTTGGTGGGATACAAATAACGAACAATGATATGCATATAATGGAACTGAATGGATATTAGTTGGACCGCAAGGAGTAGGCGACGGTCTTACGCAAATGCAAAGTAGATTTATAAAGGATGCAGCACCGCCTTACATTAATCAGCCTGTGATTGTAAGTGTTATTGATGATGAAGTAATTCATATAATTAGTCAAGTTGACTTTTTTATACATCCTGATCAACAAACAAATTATCCTGGGTTTGATAAAATTCATAAAGGATTGACATTAAAAAATACAATAAATTCAACAAGTGGTGTCACATCAACAGAGCATAGATGGTGGGGAACAGCTACAAATACTGACAGATTTAGCGGACTTACTCTTGATAAATTTATTCTAACTTAAGATGTAAGTTTTGATACTTTGGTTAGATTTAAAGATCCTGGAATTGCAATAGGGGATGATTTAGATTGTAAAATTTATATAGAAAATGGAAATCAAGTTGTAATTGCAAATGAGCAAGGAGCTCATATGTATTTTCAAGTAAAAGATCAAAATTTAAATCTTGCAATGCCATTAAGAATAGAAGCAGAAAATATTTTACCAGGATATTTAAATAATTTTTCCGGAACAAGAAATGTTGATATTGGTAGTTCGACCCATAGTTTTGTAAATGTTTTTGCAAGCAATTTCAAAGGTACAGCGGATAGTTCGGATTTACTAAAAGGTATTTACATAGATGAAAATAGTGATGCAGCAGTTGAATACATACAGGCAAATGTTAATCATGTTGAAAATACTCGTACGATAGTTGTTCGTGATGCAACTGGTACTATCTACGGTAATCTTTTTAGTGGAACAGCAACCCAAGCACAATATGCTGATTTAGCAGAAAATTACGCTTCAGATAAAGTTTATAAGCCTGGCACAGTATTGGTAATTGGTGGAAAGAAAGAAGTTACAGTAAGTAGTTCTTATTGTAGTGTTGATGTAATAGGAGTAGTTTCAAGTCAACCTGCTCATTTAATGAATAGTGTTTTAGATGGTATACCTGTAGCAGTAAAGGGAAGAGTTCCGTGTTTAGTAACAGGAAAAGCAATGAAAGGAGATTTTTTGATAACATCAGATATACCCGGAGTTGCTGTTGTTGCGGATAAAATGGCATTGCCTCATTCTGCTTGCATTATTGGAAGAGTCTTAAAAAACAAACATTCAGATAATATTGAGTTAATTGAAATTGTTGTATAAATAAAGGATAGGAGTTTAAGTATGGTTACACTTGCAAGTGGTGTTTCGGTAGGCGGATCTATTGATGCTGACAATTATAATTTATTAAGAGATAGAGTTGTAAAAATTTTAGGAACAGGCGAAGACAGATACGGGTACGGTCAATCTACAGTTAGTACACAAGTTACTGGTAATGATATTTTGAATGATATAGATGGAGATTTAGTTTCTGCCCAACATATGGCAAATTTAAGAGCAGATATAGAAAAATGTTGGAAGCACCAAACAACAGCAACTTTTAATTTAGGAGAAGTTGCTACTGATGATTTTATTTCAGCTGGTACAAGTACAGCAGACGCAACCTATAATCAATATTTTTATTATGTAAATCAAATTGATACTAATAAACTTAATTTAGCAAATGGCCAATATACAGATACTTCTCATTTTAATAATTCTACACCATCGTCGTGGGGCGGAAATAAATCAACAACTGAATGGAGAGATGCATATTTTACAATTGCTTTCGGATCAAACGAGAATAGAAGATTTTTTTTCAATAGTGGTGGGCAAATAATCTTTACCTGGACAACAGGATCTATTGGAACTGGTGCAAGTGCTCAAAAAAATCAAAATTGGAAAAATTTAATTGCAAACATGAACTATACAGCAACCCATGCATCAAGGGAAGCAACGGCAAGCACTGCTAATGCACTTTACCCGGGTAATTGGATAACATTACTTACGAGCACTAATGATACATCAACTGCTGGCGGAGATTATGCTGAAAATGAAGGATTTATTCAAGTTAGATGTATAGATAACGGCGCAACAATACAATACTACATTAGATTAAATGATAAAGACATAGGTGACGATACAACTCCTAGTGATGGATTTTCCTATTCGACTGACGAACCGGTTACTTTACCAATAAGTGTAAATATAACTACAAGAACAGCAACTGGCTCATGGGTCTCTCGTGCAATACCATCAGTAACTAATCCTAACACTTTATAAGGTATAAATGGATGAAAGGCTTGAGAAAGCTTTAGATTTTTCAAATTATATACAAACCCTTAATAATCAAAAAGATTTATTAAAGAAAAGTTTTGACGAGAGCATTGTCTATTATTTTTCTGGCGGGACATTCACAATAACTTTAGATTTATTAAATTATTTAAATTATTTAAATTTAGAAAAGATAGTTTCTGCAATTTTAATAGATGATAATGGAATGCCTACGTGCGTAAATGTAAATGATTTCTACAACAACATACAAAACATATATAGAAGTTCTGTACAACAGTATTACGAAGATTATAACAAATTGATTAAATCTAGAACAATTGAATCAATAATAAATCTATGACTAAAGGCTTTTTAGTTTTTGCTTTTAATAATAAATCTATTAATTATATTGAACAAGCTAAATTTTTAAGTAAAAATGTAAAAGACAAACTAAATTTACCAGTATCTATTGTAACTGATAACAGTATAGATTTAGATAATTGCAAAAATTCTTTTGATAAAATAATTAAATTAGATTATAATCATAAAGTAAAAAATCGACCATATAGAGATGGTGAAAGTTTTGAATCTTTAGAATTTAAAAATTATTGCAGATCGCAGTCATACGCTTTGACTCCGTATGATGAAACTATTGTAATTGATACAGATGTTGTTTTGTATAATGATGTATTTAAGAATTGTTTTAGTAATGTAAACAATTTACTGATGTATGACGAATGTTTTCCTTTGAGTGGGTTAAAAGAATATCAAGATTACAAATATATAAATGATAAAGGTATAAAATTTTATTGGGCAACAGTTATTTTTTTTAGAAAATGTATTGAAAATGAAATTTTTTTTAATTTAGTAGCTCATGTAGAGGAATATTGGAATCATTATAAAAATTTATTTGGTATAAGTCAAACATTTTTTAGAAATGATTTTGCTTTTAGTATTGCAATACATATTATAAATGGATATAAACAAGGATCGTTTGTAAACAAAATGCCAGGAAAATTATTTTACATAACTGATAGAGAATTTTGTTTTAAATTAAATGATAATTACGCAACATTTTTAATTGAAAAGGAAAAAAATAATAGTAATCTTTATTTTGCTAATGTATCTAATTTAAATGTTCATATTATGAATAAATTTAGTCTTGAAAGATGTATTTGTGGAAACTGATAGGGGATTTGTAATTTATGCTGACGGAAGTGAACATATAAAACAAGCATATCTAGCAGCATTAACTATAAAATATAAAAATAAACAGCCAGTTTCATTAATTACAACAAAAAATAATTTAATAAGCCAAAAAATTTTGAAGTTGTTTGAAAATGTAATTACAATAGATGCTATGCCGGAAAATAGATATCATACTCTAAATAGGGCTAGAATATATGATTATACTCCATATCGTGCTACAATTGTTTTAGATAGTGACACACTTATTTTAGATAATTTAAATAATGTATGGGATTTTATCGATACATATGATTTTTATTATCCAATGTCAGTATATAACTATAGGGGAGAAAAAATAATAAATTGTGTTTACAGAAAAGCATTTAAGGCAAATAAATTGCCAAATGTTTACTCTGGAATTTATTATTTTAAAAAAACAGACAAAAGTGAACATTTTTTTAGTTTAATTAACTTGGTAGCAAATAATTGGAAGAATTTTTATGATATATTTTTAAAAGAAAAACAGCCTAAAAATCCTAGTATGGATGTTATAACTGCAATTGTATTTCAAATGTTAGATATTAAAAATTTTAATAAAAATTTTTTCCATTTTGTTCACATGAAAACAAAAAGTCAAGGCTGGAGATATTTTAATGGAGAATCGTGGTTGAGTAACATAGAATTTTATTTAGATAATAATTTTAATTTTTTTGTTGGAAATTACAAACAACATGGAATTTTTCATTATGTTAATAATGATTTTTTATCTGACGATTTAATTGCTAAATTTGAAAGTAAGCAGTAATGTTTTATATTTCCTATAATAAGAATACTTTTTTTGTCACACAATTTAGTAATGTTCCGCCAACTCATAATAATTATATTGTTTTAGAAAAAGAAGATTTAAATGGTATAGAAAATGCAAAAGGTAATTTATGCAATTACAAAGTTATATTTGATAAAATTTTATCTAGGCACGTTGTAATTAATACTAATAAAAAAAATTTTTACGATACTAGTATAAGATTAAAAAAAATTCCTGTAACAGATATAAAATCTACTTTTACAATAATTAACAATTTTAAAAAAAAATTATGGATTATCAAATATAATGCTGATTTCTCATTAGAACAATTACCAACAGATGCTCATATAAGTATTTGTGAAATAGATAATCCTAATAATTTAATAAGATTGCTTTCAATAAATTTAATTAAAGTTAAGACACAAAAAGAAATAGAAATACCTTTCTTATTTGATAAAGAAAAAAACCCAAACTTAATTAATATTTTTATAAAAAATACAATGCAAATATTTAATTACGTAATTTATAATGAATAATATTTTAAAAATATCAGAATTAGATTTTATATATCTTTCATATGATGAGCCAAATGCTGAAAAAAATTATGCAGATTTATTATTAAAAGTACCATGGGCAAAACGAGTTCATAACGTTTATGGATCAGATTCTGCTCATAAAGAATGTGCTAAAATAAGTGAAACAGATAGGTTAGTAATAATTGATGGCGATAACATTGTAGATATAGAATTTTTACATGAGCAAATTAGATTTAAAAAGAATGTTGATATAACAAAAAATGTAATTAGTTGGCCAGGAAGGAATATTATAAATGGCTTAATTTATGGCAACGGCGGTATTAAATGTTGGGACAAGCAAACCTTGCTTGATATAAAAACGCACGAGAATGCTGATCCGGATAATATACATGCACAAGTTGATTTTTGCTGGGATATAGAATATATTACAATGCAAAAGTCTATGAGTGTTGTAGAAAATAACTTTACACCTCAACAAGCATGGCGAGCTGGGTTTAGAGAAGGTGTTAAAATGTGTTTATTAGAAGGTGTTAAACCGTCTATAGAAGAATTTAATAAAATACATTGGAAAAATTTGCATAGATTATACATATGGTGTATGACAGGACAAGATGTAAAAAATGGAATATATGCTATATTAGGTGCTAGGCAGGGTTTGTACAAGACTATGTGTACCGATTGGAATTTTATAAATGTTAGAGATTTTGCTTATTTAAATTCTTTATGGAATGACGAATTAGCAGGTATAGATGAAGATAATGCTGTTGATCTCGCACAACATGTTGGAGATAAAATTAAACAAAATTTAGATATACCTATTTCTAGCTTGCCGTTAAGCATAGATCAAAGTAAATTTCATAAAACTACATTTACAAATAGCGTTAGACCAAAGCATCCTTGGTTAGCTACTGATAAAGAAACAGCAAGCTACGATATTGTAATGATCACATATAACGAATTAAATGGTGCAGAAAATTACAATAAATTAAAAAACAGATTTACAAATGTAAAAAGGATTCATAAAGTAAAAGGTATACATCAAGCCCATATAGCAGCCGCAGAGATATGCGAAACTGATATGATGTGGGTAGTAGATGGTGATGCTGAAATAGTAGAAGATTTTTGTTTTGATTATGTAGTTCCTGATACTGAAAAACAGTTTGTACATGTCTGGCGTAGCAAAAATCCTATAAATGATTTAGAATATGGGTATGGTGGTGTAAAATTATTACCTACAGATATGACACGTAATATGGATTTATCAAAACCTGATATGACTACAAGTATAAGTAGACATTTTAAGAAAATGGACGCTGTAAGTAATTATACACGTTTCAATACAGATGAATTTACTACTTGGCGGAGTGCGTTTAGAGAGTGTTGCAAGTTAGCAAGTGCAGTAATTGATAGACAAAAGCAAAAAGAAACAGATGAAAGATTAGAACGTTGGTGCAGTGATTATGGCAAGGATAGGCTATTTGGAGAATATGCAATTAAAGGTGCTAATCAAGGTAAAGAATATGGCATTAAAAATTCTGGAGATATTGAAGAGTTATCAAAAATAAATGATTTTGATTGGTTAAAAATTAAATTTCAAGAATTTAACAATGTGAAAGTAGATAGTATAGATTTTCCTAAAATAGAAAATAAAAATATTGAATTTTTACATGGCTTGCACGAGTACTGCTTATATAAGTCTGAAAAAAATGTTGCAGAAAATATAGATTTTGTGTTGAATATTGCTTATGCTCAAGATCCAGTAAGTGCTATTATAAGTCATTTTTTGCCTAAAGCTAAGTATAATTCTGAAAAGCAAGAAATTTTGATCGACGATTTAATTTTAGATTGTTTAACTAATAATGATGGAAAAAATACAAGATATTTTAGATTTGTGAGAGATTTTATAAAAAAAGGAAAAAATTTAAAGATTTTATCAGATGCACTTAGTCGTAGTCAAATGCGTAGTAAAATTTGGTTGGTTAATGAATTATCTAAAATTAACAAAAATTTTGATAATATAGTTTTATTAGCAGGGTGGTATGGACAGTTAATTGATTTATTTGGAAATCAAAGCATGAATGAAATTACCTTTGCAAAATTTAGAAATATAGAACTTGACAAAGATTGTTGTTTAGAAAGTGATTACAATTTTAATTTACGTAGATTAGAGGATCATAAAGTTAAAGCAATAAATGCAGATATTAATAATCTTACCTTACATGAAAATGGCTACGAATGGGAAATTGAAAATTTTAAAACTGCAGAAATATATATAGAAAAATTTTTACCAGATTTAATAATCAATACAAGTTCAGAGCACATGTCAACCGAATGGTTTAATCAAATACGTTTTAAAAAATGGACAAAAAAACCTTTGGTTGTAATCCAAAATAATAATTTTTTCGGAATACCTGAACATGTAAACTGTGTACATAGTATTGATCATATGAAAAAAGTATTTCCTATGGAAAAAATATTATACGAAGGAGAATTACAACTTAAAGGCTATAAACGTGTTATGCTAATAGGGTATGCATGAATTTAGAAAATTTTAGTCTAAGAAAGCTACAAAAAGAAAGTTCTCGTGCGTTAGCTACAATAGAAGCAACAAATAATAATATATATCAATTTAATAAACAAGCACATCACGATAGTCAAAATTGGTATAAAACTGTTATAGAATGGTATATGAAAGAGTATGGTGGATTGCCTAGCGAAGTAGGACCAGGAAAAGACATTAAGTTACTAACAGAAAATGTATAATTATAGAGATATAAAAACAATTCATTTAGAAATAACTCAAAATTGTCAAGCTTCATGTCCTATGTGTGATAGGAATCAAAATGGGGGTGCATTAAATCCTCACATAAACTTAGATGAATTAACAATTAATGATGTAAAAAATATATTCACACCGGATTTTATTTCGCAATTATCTACAATGTATATGTGCGGTAATTTAGGCGATCCAATTGTTGCTCGTGATACATTAGAGGTTTTTGAATATTTTAGGAGGAATAATTCTAAAATGTGGTTAAGTATGAATACAAATGCAGGTGCTAGAGATGAGAATTGGTGGCAAGAGCTTGCTAAGATTTATGGCAGGATGGGTGCTGTAATTTTTAGTGTAGATGGGTTGCAAGATACTAATCATATCTACAGACAAGGTGTAGTTTGGGAAAACGTAGAAAGATCAATGCGTAGTTTTACAAGTGCAGGTGGTAGAGGACGTTGGGATTTTTTAATTTTTGATCATAATCAACATCAAGTAGAAGAAGCGGAGCGTCTTAGTAAAGAATGGGGTTTTGAAAAATTTATTAAGAAAAAAACTGGTCGATTTGTAACGGCAAATGTTGAAGTAAAGGACACACATCAAGCAGTTAATAAAAAAGGTAAAAAGACTGCAGAGCTTGCAAAACCTAAAGACGAATTTCAAAATACTGCTGTAAAAAAGTTACCTACTATATTAGAAAATTATGGCACTATGGACAATTATTATGATGTAGTTCCAATAAATTGTAAAGTAAAGAACGAAGGTAGTTTGTTTATAACTGCAGAAGGTTTAGCACTACCTTGTTGTTGGACAGCTGGCAGGATGTATAAATGGTGGCACAAAGATCCTAAAATAGAACAGGTTTGGAATTTTATAGAAAACAAATCCGCAATTAATGCAAAAAATGGTTTACAAAAAGTTTTTGAATCAAATATTTTTAAAGATATAGAAAATAGTTGGACAAAAAAAAGCTGTCTAGATGGAAAGTTAAAAGTTTGTGCAATTAAATGCGGCAAAGAGTTTGATCCTTATTCAGCACAATTTACATAATTAAACAATAAATACGGTATGAATTTAGACGATAAAAAATCTACATTTTGTATTTTACCTTGGGTTCATTTAAGCACTAGACCCGATGGAAGTATGCGAGTTTGTTGCACAGCAAATGCAAGTTCTGTAGGACCTACTAATGACAGAGAACATGGAGGACAAGTTGGTATTTTAAAAACTGAAGACGGAAAACCTAATAATTTAAATGTCAGTGATTTTGTAAGTAGTTGGAACAGTACATATATGAAAAATGTACGAAAACAAATGTTAAATGGAGAAATACCACCTAGTTGTACAAAATGTTTTAAGGAAGAAGCAGCAGGACATAACAGTAAAAGAATGTGGGAAACACGGTATTGGAGCAAAAGAGTCGATGTTGATAAATTAATTGTAGATACAAATGAGGACGGAAGTGTACCTCCTAAACTGACATATATCGATTTAAGGTTTGGAACAAAATGTCAACTAGCTTGTGTAATGTGTAGCCCGCATGATAGCTCTGGTTGGATAACTGATTGGCAAGCAATATATCCAAAAATAGAAAATGCTAGTTTAAAAGAAACTATGCAATGGAAAGATAAAGGTAGCTATAATGGAAGTAGTTATAATTGGCATAAAAACAATCCTATTTTTTGGGAGCAGTTTTACGAACAAATTCCTAATATGCAGCAAATATATTTTGCAGGAGGCGAAAGCTTAATTATTGAAGAACATTATGATATATTAGAACAATGTATAAAACAGGGTTATGCAAAAGATTTAGAATTACGTTACAATTCTAATGGTGTAGAATGGAGAAATGATTTATTTGATCTATGGAAAGAATTTAAATTAGTAAGATTTCATTATAGTGTTGATAGTATTAAGGAAATGAATGATTATATTAGATATCCTAGTCAATGGAATAGGACTGAAGAAGTATTTCATTTGTTAGATAATGAAACTAGTAATAATGTAGAGGTTACAATAGCTTGTGCAGTCCAAGCCTTGAATATATTTTACATACCTGATTTTATAAAATGGAAATTACAACAAAAATTTAACAAAGTAAATATGTGGCCGTTTGGTGCAGGAGGTGTAAACTATCATTTTGTTTATCATCCTCCACATCTAAACGTTAAAATATTGCCAAAATGGTTTAAAGAAAAATGTCGCAAAAAATATGAAGAGTTTTATCCTTGGTGGGAGGATAATTGGAAGTTAGGAATTCCTAGATGGCATAAAGATAAAATTTCTTACACTGATTGGAGAAATGCAAGTTATGGAATTAGTAGGCTAGAAGGAATGTTACAGTTTATGGAATCAGAAGATTGGAGTATTAGGTTGCCTGAAATGCAAGAATTTATTAAACAATGCGATGTACAAAGAAAATTAAATTTTAATGATATTTTTCCAGATATGAAAGAGATTTTTTTGTAATGTGGACAAAAGAAAGTATAGAATGGATTGATATTGAATTAACTTCGTATTGTAATATTGCATGCCCTGGCTGTTTAAGGCAAGAGATGAATAAGCAGATAAGCCATATTTTAAATAAGTCTTACATAAAATTATATGATTTAAAAAAATGGATATATCCTGGATATCTTCCTAATCTGAAAATTATTAATTTTTGTGGATCGGTTGATGAACCTACTACTCATCCTGAATTTATAGAGATAGTAGATTATTTTAGAGATTTTACAAGTGTAAATGTTGCAAGTAACGGATCTACAAAAACCGAAGAATTTTGGAAAGAGTTAGGAAATAGGCAAATATCAGTTTTTTTTGGTATAGACGGTATTGACCAAGAATCATTACAAAAATATAGGGTAAAATCAAATTTTAAAAAAGTACAAAATAATTGGCGTGCATTTATCAAAGCCGGTGGAAGAGCAACCTGGCAATTTATTGTTTTTAACCATAATGAGCATTTGTTAAATCAAGCACGTGAAATGTCAATTAACGAAGGATTTGCTAGATTTAGAACAATATATTCTCATCGTAAAAATAATGGAGAAATTAAGGCATGATTGATTGTAAATATGGTAATCAAAATAGACTTTTTATTAATCATTTAGGAGAATTAATTCCTTGTTGTTATGTCAATGCAGAAGCAGTAAATATGGCTGCAGGTCAACTGCCAAAAACAAAATTTGGTAAATTGAATAAATTGTATAATAATAGTTTATATGAACAGACCATAGATGAAATTATTAATGGCGCATTATTCACTGAAATTAAAGAATCATGGAATACAAATGAGCCTGTAGAAAAATGTAAAAAAACTTGTATTATTAAAGATAGAGATAAATTTGTAGATATTTTCCATAAGGAGTAAAAATGTACCTAGCAGAGCAAGCTCAATGGGTGTTACGAGAGTCTAAACTTCCTTGGTTAATGCTTGACACAATTACGTTTCCATATTTAGATATGTTAGCCGAAGCTAAGAAGTTAGAGTATGTGCCATATAGAACAGGAAATTGTGTTAATTGGGAAGTAATTTCTTTATATGGGCACAATGGAGATGCAAAAAAATCAATTTATCATCATTCGAAATATAACATTGATAATCCTAATCCTGAATGGACAGAAATTGCTGTAAATTGTCCTGTAACAAAAAATTTTTTAAGTTCTGGGTTGTTTAATCGTTTTGACAGGATTAGATTTATGAAATTAAAGCCAGAAGGACACATTGTACTACATAATGATTTACCAAATAATAAAGATGGATCATTGAGGTCTGATTATAATTTAGGATGTTACCATTTTTCTTTAAGTCAACCTAAAGAATGTTTTTTTAATATTCAAAATTGGGGAAATATTCCTATTAAAGACGGGTCTTGTTTTTTATTTTGTAATGCTTTTAATCACGAGTTAAAAAATAATTCAAAACATGACAGGATTCATATCATTGTACATGGAGAAATTAATATGAATTTTTGGGCAAAACATGTACTTAACGCATGGAATAATTTTATCAAGAGATATCAAAATGTTTAATAGTATATATCGGGATAAAAAATTAATTTTTTATTTGTTTACTTTTATACAAAATTATGGAAACAATGAAGATAAAGAAGAAATAATTCAAAGTAGTAAATTATTTTTTAGAGATAATATAGTTAATGAGTTAGTATATCATGGAGATATGCATAATCATTTTTATATAAATGATCAATTTGAAAAAACATTGCTTAGTGTAATTAAAAATTCTTTTGTTTTAGAAAAAAATAAAATTGTAGCAAAAGAAAAATTTTTATTTGTTATTTTTCCAGGTGCGTATCCATCTACAGAATTTATCTATAAGTATTATCAATTAATACAAAAAAGTAAAAAAATTATTTTAATTGATAATAAAGACAATCCTTGGTTTGCAGTAATAAATGTAAAAAAATTAATAGAAAGTAAAAATCTGTTTGAAAATGATTTAACTTTTAAAAATATAATTCAACATAATACAGAATATGTCAATGACGAAGTAGGGTTAGAATGGTATAATAGTAGTGATCCTAATAGCATTTATATAGGTGCTAATAAAATATTTTCGTCATTATTTGGTAAGAATACCTATTTGTATAACACAGAAGATTATTATGCGAAAAATAATCTAACAAATGATTTGACCACTGGAAAATATATATGTGCTAATGGGAACAAAAAAAATCTTTTTATTGATTTTGAAGAATTAGGAAAAATGATCAAACAAAATGACTTATATTTTGATTCATTTTGTTTTGTTAGTGCTGGCTTTTATCCTTTTTATTTATTACAAAAATTAAAGTATACAGGCAAACAAACAATTGTATTTTACGATATTAATAATTCTTCGGTAATTTTTAGAGATTTTATGCTGGCTAATTGGAAAGGACCTAAGTATGTACCATTTGACCAGTTTGTTTTTAATTCTGTAGGTAAAAATTATTTTGCAAGCTCGTTATTAGGTTTAGAAAATGGCAAGGATTCACATTCTTTTTTTAAAAATAATGTCCTAGATACAAAATTTTTAGAAAGTCAAGCAACTTTATGGAGGAAAGAGTTAGAAAAATGGAATAGTATAGAAGATTTTCAAGAAATTTTTGAAATAGTAAGGTATGCTTCTGGTAAAGGAAAAGTAAAGTACGTAACTTGTGATATAACATCACGTGATGGCATTGAAAAAATAAATTTTTATGCTAATAACACAAAAGATAATACAACATTTATTTGGACTTCTAATATTTTTGATTATAAAAGTTTATTAGAAAATCTTAATTATCAAAATGTGTTATCTGGACAAGGGTACGATTGTGAAAATAATATTGATATTGCATTATTTAAAAAATTTAGGGATGATTACATTAAATCATTTAAAGGAAAATATATGTCTTTTGGAACGTTTAGTTATACGTGTACAGATGATATAGATTTTAATTATTTGCCCAGGATTTATAAAACAAGAGGCTTTGTTACAAACATAAATTTAGATAATAATATTAAAAATTTAGAAAAAAAATGAATGATTTTGAAAAAATATTGAAAAATAATGTATATTTTGGGTTAGATCCTTCGCAAGGAGGATTAGATGATAGAAATTATCATGCTTTAAATCATTTAAGTAATGAGTATTTTTTATATGAAATATGTAGGCAGGTCAACTCTGTTGATTTGACAAGTAGAATTAAAATTGCTGGTTTTTCTCATATATTTTATTATGTCTATAATGATAGTATGATTTTGTCAGATGATTCAAAGTTAAGTATTAAAAAAAATTATTTGATTTTTTTTAAAATAGGAGTCTATCCAAGTTTAAAGGTAATTAAAGATAGTTTATTAGATATGATTGAAAATGATTATGAGATTGCATCTACTTGTCAAGGTGGAAACTTTGCAATTTTTAATTTAGAAAAGATTTTCATGAAATTAAAATCTTTACCGGATATAAAACTTAATATAAAAGAATTATTTGAAAATATAAATGTTCATTATTGGGAAAAAAATAATGATTATTATAGGATTTGTAAAAATATTGATACATACATAAAGAAAGAATTGCCAAAATATCATTCGTTAAAGCAAATAGAAGTTTATATCAGTGGTTTTGGGTTACAAGCTTACGTATACAATACTGAAGATTACATAAGTAAGCAAAAAATAATTAATAATTTAAATAATAACTACATTACAAGTAATAAATCTATATTAGAAAAAGAAGTAGATTTAAATAATATTAATGAAAAAATTAAGTTTGATAAATTTGTTTTTGTTTCGTCAGGGTTCTTTTCTTTTTGGATTCTTGATAATCTTGAATATAATGATCAAGAAATAATGTTTTATGACATAAATGCAATATCTTTAATGTTTAAATTTTTTGTTTTGGCAAGATGGCCTGGACCAAAGTATGAAGATTTTGATTTATTTATAAAAAATAATTTTTCAAATAATTATTTTGCTAGTATTTTAATAAAAAATTTTAAGCATGATTTGCCTCCGGAATTTGTTAGATATTATGATGAATTAGAGTATCAAAAAATCATGGATAATAATGATTTATGGATTAGAGAAAAAGAAATTTGGCAAACTGAGCTTACAAAATGGAAAAATATAGATAAATTTCAAAGTATTTTTGATAAAGTTAAAACATCTTTGTGGCAACAAAAGATTAAATTTTTGTTGACAGATATCACAACAAATCAAGGCATAGAAAAAATAAATTATTTTTCTAAAAAAGAAAAAACATTTTTGTGGATTTCAAATATTTTTAGTTCTAATTTATTGTATTTTACTTCAGATTATGATAACACAATGGCTGATAAAAATTTGAGTCAATTTAATGATGTTAATTTTAAAATTTACAAGATTTTTTCTGATTTTATTGAAAATATAAATTTTCCAACTATGATCTTAGGATCATTGCCAGTAGTATCGTATGATAGGCATTTAGGTTGGAAGCATAAATCAAAATTTACTCAAACTACAGGATATTTTGATAAAGGAGTTAATTATTTTGGAGAATAAAGTTAATTATGATGCGATATATAAAAATAAAACATTTTATTGTTTAGATCCTAATAGATATGAAAATGATGGTTTTGATGATAATAGTTTTAATGATTTACTTGAATTAAGCAAAGAGTATTTTGCACAAAAAATAGGCTGGTATATAAGACCGCGTGAAGGAACTTATAAATTTTATATTGATAGTTTAGTTAATTCATTTTATTTAAGTGTAAAGCATAGTATAATTAGTTTATATAAGCACAGAGTAATATTAGACGAAACATATTTTTGTTATATTAAAGTTGGTGTAACTCCTAGTTTGAATTTTATAAAAGATAGAATAAAAGATGCAGTGAATAATGACGCTGATATTTTGGCAGATAGTGATGAATTTAATTTTGCAGTATTAAATATTAAAAAGATATTAGAAAAAGTTGATTTTTTTAAAGACAGATTAGATAGAAAATCTTTTTTAAGATTATGCGAAGTAAAATATTATGAAAATAATGTTAATGATTTTTGTATTTCAAAATCTATAGATGCCTATTTTGATAAAGCAAAAACAAATCCATATATATATAGAAATTGGAATAAAACAAAATTTGGAGACGAATGGTTAAATGGTTTTGGAAGGCATGTATATGTTTATAATACCGAATCATATATTAATAATGAAATTTTAATTAACGATATAGGCGAAAGATCAGGATATTATTGCAAAAATGGTAAAATGATAAATAGGCACCTAAGTTTAAATCAAATTAGCAATGAAATAGCATTTCAAAAATATTTTTTAGTTTCATCTGGCTTTTTTTCTTTTTGGATATTAAAAGAAATGAGTTATCAAAATGGAGAAATAATATTTTTTGATATAAATTCAACATCTTTGTTTTTCAAATTTTTCTTGCTATCAAAATGGCCTGGTCCTAAACATGAGTCTTTTGAAAAATTTTTAAAAACTCATTTTAAAGATGAGTTTTCTATAGGAATGTTATCTAATTTTGAAAGTATATTGCCCACTAAAGACATTAAATCTAATAAAACGAATTTTAAAGATAAATTAAATTCTAATAGTTTTTGGCAAGATCAGGCTAATTTATGGAAAAAGGAATTGCAAAATTGGAATAATATTGATAGTTTTCAAGAAATTTATGATAAAATAAGGAAAAGGTTTTTTGATAATAAGATTAAATTTATAAATTTTGATATTTCTTCAAAAGAAGCAGTAGAAAATATTAATTTTTTATCTCAGAATGATACTGTTTTTTTATGGATTTCAAATATTTTTACAAGTAGATTATTATATAATACAAAAAATTATTTTTCATCATTAAGAAACGAAAGTAAAAATTTATTTGAAGACACAGATTATAATTTATATAAAAGATTTAAAGAAAATTATGCAGATTTTATTAAAGCAAAACATGTAACTTTTGGAGTTATTCCCTCAGTGCATTTTTATGATCCGTATTGTAAATGGAAAAATAGAATGTTATTTACCCAATCAAGTGGATTTCTAACTAATTTAGATTTAGATGAGTTTTTAGAAAAAAATAATGAAAAATAATTTTTGTGTGTTACCTTGGATGCATTTAACAATAAATCCAAACCATAAGTATAAACTTTGTTGTCATTCAGATACGCCTTTAAATCTTGATGCAAAAGACATATCTATGGAAGATATGATGAAGTCTAGCATAATGGAAGATATAAGAGATCAATTTAGGCAAGGAAATTGGCCTTCGCAATGTAATATTTGTAAAATAACAGAAGAAAAAGGAATGCGTAGTCAGCGTCAGGCTTATAATGAAACATTTAAAGTTTTTGTAGATAATTTTGTAGACAAGCCAAGAGTGAAAAGTGTAGACTTAAAATTTTCTAATGAATGTAATTTAGAATGTAGAATGTGTAGCACAACTAGTAGTAATAAAATTAATGAAACAATAAAATCTTTAGGAAGCGAGTTACCAGATCATTGGAAAGGAATGTCTTTATGGGAAGACGATAAAGCAAGATTACCAATTGACATTGACAACCAATTAAAGTTGTTGGATCTTTATAAATTTAAAACAACAGGAGGCGAACCTACTATGCAGACAAGATGGTTAGATTTAGTCAATTATTTTGTTGAATCAGGAAAATGTAAAAATATTGTTTTAGATTTTACAACTAATGGAACAAAATTTAATGATGCTTTATTAGATAAAATTGTTAAATTTAAAAAAGTTAAAATTAGAATTAGTGTTGATGGAATTGGTAATACATATGATTATATAAGATTTCCTTATAAGTGGAAAATTTTAGAAAAAAGAATACAAAATTTAGTAAAGTTTTGTGCTTCATATGAACATATTAATATAGGTGTAAGTTGTTTAGGACAAGTTTACAATGTTTTTAATGTAGGAGAATTATGGCAATGGTGTAATGATTTAAAAATACAATATTATAGGCATAATCCGCATCAATTCAGCTTTTTTATAGACTATTTTGTTAGACCTTTGGATAGTGAATATAATATTAAATACTTACCATATGATTTAGTATTTTCTGCTTTTTCTAAATTTGAAAAAGAAATTACAAGAGAAAAGAGTTTAGTAAATGATTTTAGAAAGTATTTAGATATTTGTAAAGAAACAGACGAGTCTAAGTTATCAGCTCTAAAAAGATCAACTGCAATTTTAGATAAATATCGGCAGCAAACATATAAAGTTTTACATAAAGATATAGTAAGGTATATAAATGGCTAACATTGAAGAAGTAGCAAAAGAATGGAAAAACAAAATATTTTGCCCTGCACCTTTTTTAAATGCCTACATTAATTTGAATAACAAGGCATTGCGGCCTTGTTGTATGACTCCTGCAGTTAGTAGATTAAAAAAACCATTAGAAGACGGAAAGCAATTATCCGAAATACAGCAAGATTTTTGGAATGGTAATTTAGAAGCATGGAATCATTATCCAGGAACAGGTGAAACACTTGTTGATATTAGAAAAGATTTTTTAGAAGGTAAGTGGCCAAAAGCATGTAACTATTGTAAAGTTGCAGAAGAAAACCAAAATTGGTTTGATAGTGTTAGAATTGGGTACATCCATAAGTATATACATCATTTTAAAGATAAAGAATTAGGAAATCTTACTTGGGATGTTAATGAAGGCACAAAGGATTTTAAAAAACCTATTGATGTAGATTTACGACCAGGAAATACTTGTAATTTTAAATGCATGACTTGTTCAAGCATTTGGAGTAATCAGTGGCAAAAAGAAATAGATCAAAATCCAGAACTGCAAGGTTCTTATTTTGACCAAGAAAGTCGTAGTGGAAATGTTTTACGTCAGCCGCCAGACTGGGATTCGGATGAATATAATATATATAAAACATTTGATTTAAGCGGAGTAAAATGGCTTAAAATAAGCGGAGGCGAATCTTTAATTGATAAAAATGTTTATAGAATTTTCCAAAAATTTGTTGAAAGTAATACTGCTAAAGATACATATTTAAAAATTATCACAAATTGTAGTCAGTTACCTACAAGAATGCAAGATGTGTTACAACATTTTGCAGGAATAGAATGGAGATTAAGTATAGACGCAGTCGGAGATCTTGCAGAATATGTGAGATATGGAACAAAATGGAGCGAAACTGTTGATATTGTCCATAGATTAATAAAAATGGATAATACAATAGGGTTTGGATTTAATTCTGTGTTGTCTATGTATAATATATTCCAAATAAAAGAGTGGATGAAGTTTACATATGATATTGCATATCAATATAAAAATGATCCACGTAAAATAAAAACAAATTTTACTCATCCTCATAGGCTTGTTGAACCTAGGTATATGAGTATTAGTATGCTTGATGACAAGGATAAAGATTTTATTCGTAGTCAATGGAAAGAGTTTGTTTATGAAAATAACATTCCGACCGAGCATCAATGGCCGTTTAACAGTATCGAAGATGAATTTAAAGTAGAGATAGATAATTCTTATCCCATTGAAACAGATTTAAATAAAAAATTTAGATCACAAAATAAAAATCAGAATTTAATCGAATTTAAAGAAAAGACTTTACTTCTTGATAAAATTAGAGGAACCGATATTCGTAAACTTGTACCACAATTAGTAAAATATTTAGAATGATAATAGATATATCTAATTTAAGCACTGTAATGGTTGAAGTTACAAGTAATTGTAATTCTATGTGTTTGCAGTGTGCCAGAAATGATAAAGGCGAAACAGTAAATCCATTATTACCTGTAGGACCAAAAGGTATTTTGGCAGAAAAAATTTTTAAAAAATTTTTTAATGATAAAGTTTTGCAAGGAATTAAAACAATACAATTTAATGGAAATTTCGGAGATCCTATTTTATATCCTAATTTTTTTAATTTGTTAGATTATTTAATTAGCAGTACTGTAAATAGAGAAGAAAAAATTCAAATACAAATTCATACTAATGGGGGTATAAGAAACATTAGTTGGTGGAGTAAATTAGGAACATATTTAAAAAATAATTTTCGTAAGGATAGCTATGTAGAATTTGGAATTGATGGAATAGATAATGAATCTCATGAAATATATAGAAAGAATGTAGTTTATGACCGTGTTATAGAAAATGCAAAAGCATTTATTAATGCAGGCGGAAATGCACATTGGCAATATCTAAGTTTTCAGCATAACCATCATTTAGTAGAAAAAGCTAAAGAAATTTCAAAAGAGTTAGGATTTAAAAAAATTTTTATAAAAACAAAAAGATTAAATGTTGAGATATTAAAACTTTATGAAAAAAATGTAGATAAAAAAGTTGTTCCTGTATTTGAAAATATGGCAAAAGAAGGATTGTCTAATTTAGAAAAATTAGTAGATACCAAATATAATGGCGACATTAATCAGTATTACAGCAATGGGGCAGTTGAATGCGAATGGTATAAAAAACAAAAAATGTATTTGTCTTTTGATGGCTTAGTTTATATGTGTTGTCATCATTCGGGTGCGTATGTTGAATTTGGCGATAGTAAAAAATGGAATGAATGGGTTGATAAATTTGGATGTAGATATGATAAAAATTGGAATAATTTAAATTATTACACACTAGAAGAAATTATTTCTCATCCGTTTTTTAAAAATGATTTAGAAGAAAGTTTTAATAATAATTTTACATCTAAAACAAATAAAAGATTAAAAGAATGTACACGTAGGTGTGGCGAACATACAATAATAAGGAATACTATAGACCTATGAAAAATATTAAAGATTTAGAAGAATGGATTGATTTTGATAAAAATCCAGAAAAACTTAAAGAATATAATTTTTGTCCAGTTCCGTTTACATCTTTGTACAGTAATTTTTCTGATGGTAAAGTTAGACCTTGCTGCGTCTTTTCTGATTATGAAACTTTAAATAAAGATGAACTTTTTAAAAATCCTAAGTATTTTAATCAAGAACTTAAAAGAATTTGGGAGGGTGATAAATGGCAAAAAATTAGAGAAAGTTTTTTAAAAAATGAATGGCCTACAAAGGGTTGTGAAACATGTCAAGATAGAGAAAAAAGAGGCATGCGTAGTGATAGATTTACACATCTGCAAAGGAATTATGATTGGTTAAAAGATAATTATAAGGAATTAGATGTAGTTAAAGGCAATAATTTAGAAACTCCATATGATTTAGATTTGCGACCTAGTAATTTATGTAATTTGACATGTAGGATGTGTACAACAGTTAACAGTTCAAAAATCAATGACGATGTAGAAAAAAATCCAGAATTAATGGAATTTTTTGGAACATCTAGCTACCCTGCATACGACGGAGAAAAGACTAGTAAAATTATAGAAGAAGGATTAGATTTAACCCATGTCAAATATATAAAATTATTAGGAGGTGAACCGTTAGCCGACAAAGGTGTTGTTAAAATTTTAAAATTTTTAGTTGATTCCGGAAAAGCAAAAGAAGTAACATTAAACATGACTACAAATGCTACTCTTACAGATAGATATTTTGATTTATTATCTAAATTTAAAAAAATTAGTTTAACAATTTCTTTAGAAGGAACTGGTAAAACTTTTGAATATATCAGAGATCCAGCCGATTGGGAAAAATGTAGAACAAATTTAGAACAAATACGAAATGTTCCAACTGAATCGTATATTGGCATTAATTTAGTCTTTCAAATGTATAATGCATTAACTGTAGATCAATGGTTACCTTGGTTTATAGAGGACTGGCAGCATAATTATTATAATGTAGGAAATAGCGGACCGTGTAATGTAATGCGAATACGAAATAAAGATTGGCTTTGCCCATCATTACTAGACGACGATGATAAAGAATGGTTTAGGAATGAATTAAATAAAATAAAAAAGTTTTATAAAATAGATAAGCATGATCCTAAGGCAAAACCGTGGTATGAATTAAATAGGAAAAGTAAACATGCATATAAAAAATTAATACAACCATTTGAAGTTTTGTTAGATGTTCCGCTAGGCGAAGGTTTTTGGAGATATAATAATAATCCAAGAGTACCAGCAAATGCAGCAGCAAAAGAACTACTTATAAAACATACCGGAACAACGGATAGAACAAAATGGCCCATACTAGATGATTATCCTTTGCCAACAAGAAAAGAATTATTAGATATTTTTAAAAGGCAAACAATAGCCTATGATAAAGTTAAAGAAACAAATTTGTTAGACTTATCGCCTAAATTTAAAAAATACTTAGAATGAATGATTTAAAATGGTCCAACTATGATTTTACTAAAATACCATTTAATAACTTAGTTCAAGTTGGACAAAGAACATTACTATATAGAGATCTTTTTACAGTTTCGTGGCTATTGGGTAGGTATTGTAATTATCGCTGTTCTTATTGTTGGCCATATGCAAGATCAAATACAAAAGATCACAGGCCTACAAAATTATGTCTATTAACTATAGATGAAATAAAGAAGCAGGCTAGGAATAATGGATTTAATAGTTTCCATTTTAGTTTGTCTGGTGGTGAACCTACATTCCATCCAGGATATTTAGATATTTTAAAATATCTCGCAGATGATGTGCCTAATACAAATTATACAAGCATACACATGACTAGTAATTGTTCTAGATCAATGGAATGGTTTAAACAGTACGTTGAATATGTAAAACCATTCCATAGGGCAAGTATTACTGCAAGTTTGCATACTGAACATGTATGCACAAAAGAACAAATGCAAGAATTTGCAGATAAGCTAATACTTTGTCAAGAAAACGATGTACAAATTACAATTAATCAAGTAATGGTGCCAGAATGGTTTGATAGAGATTGGGAAAATGCGTTATTTTTTCATGAACAAGGAATAAATGTAACACTAAAACCACAGAGCGATCCTACTGCTAGTCGTGTTGTTGATGGGTATACAGATGAACAATTAAAAAAATTATGGAATGGAATGCCGCAGCGTGCCTACACAGAATCTAAGCGTAAGTGGCAAGATCGACCAAAGCCATCATACGATATTAATCCTGGAATAATGGGTAAGAATGATGCAGGTGTTCCATGGCATATGCAAGTAGAATTTACTGATAAAGATGGAAAAAAATGGTATATGGATCAAGCAGAAAGATTTAATGCTTTTAATTTTAATAAGTTTAAAGGATGGAGCTGTAATGCAGGGTTTCAAGGTATAATAATTAGGGAACCTGACGGAAGCGTAAAGAGAAGTTATAGCTGCCATGATGTTCCTTTAGGAAATATTGAAACTGGATTTAAATTATTTGATAAACCAGGAATTTGTATTACCGACAGTTGTGTTTCAAGTGCTGATAGTAAAATTCCTAAAATGAGGCTAAATGGAATTAGTTGAGCAATTAGATTTTGATGTAAATTTGCATGAGTTGCAAAAACTCACTGAAGCTAATATTCATAAATCTATTTCATTCAGATTTGGAGGATTTTCTGTACAGCATAGGAAAGGTACGTGCAATCCATGGGCGCTTTATGACGGTTTAGAATCTTTAACAGAATATGATAATAATACATGTGAAAAGGATTTTGCTGAGTTACATGAAAAATTTGTAAATAGTGAATTTGTAGGTATTATAAAACATTTTAATTTGTATCGGACAAGGATTCTGCGATTAGAGTATAAAACCTGTTACAAATTACATAAAGATATGACTAAACGACTGCACATACCAATTTTTACAAATGAAAATTGTTTTTTTTATTTTCCTGACTACAAAAAACATTATCATTTAGAAGAAGGAAAAGTTTATTTAGTTGATACAACAAAATTACATACATTTGTAAATGCTTACCATAGCCCTAGGGTTCATATGGTAGGCTGTACAGATATAAATAATTAATGATAAAAAAATTTTATGAACCAAAGAATATATGGTTTTCAGGCGGAGTAGAAAGTTCTTTGTTGCTATATTTTTTGTTAAGTCAGCAACCAAACACAAAGACACATATTTTTACGATTGTTGAAAGAAGAACAAATTACCATATGTTACGTCCTGTTAACAATGTTATACAATGGTGTATTAACAAAACTAGTAATTTAAATATTGACCATATTATAAATTATATCGAAGACAAAAATGAAAATGAAAAATATTTAGAAATTATGTATAATGAATACAAAAATGGATATGTAACTTGTTTTGGGGTAAATGCTAACCCTCCTCATATGCAATGGGATGGTCCTAAGTATGATCCTAGGTCTAGCAAAGGCAAAAAGAGTGTGTGGATGCATAATAAATCAATATATGCTCCTTTTATAAACATAGACAAAAAAGACATTGTGAATTTGTATAAAAAAAATAATTTGGTTGAGCTATATAATTTGACATTTACTTGTGATGAACCTGTAGCAGGAAATAAACCTTGCAAAGAGTGCGGTGCTTGTAAAGAAAGAGAGTATGGAGAAGGAAGATAGTTTAAGTATAGAGGAATATAATACTTTACACGAAGGAAAATTTATAATTCCTTTAGATTATAAAATAGATATAGAATTGTTTGGTAAAGAAATACAAGATTATAGATTAGCATTTAGACGTTGGGGAGAAAAGCATATGCACGTTCCTAGGTTTGGTATTCCTTTAACAAATTTAAATGGCGATTTACGAAACAATCCAGAACCATGTTGTTATCCTTTAGATCAATGGTGTGATGCTAATCCTAATAGTAAGTATAGTGATCAAGACTTTAATGTTCCTACAGAATTGTTAGATTGTTCTTGTTTTGATGTCATTAACGAATTAAAAGAATATATGATACGATCCTGTGTATTATACTGGGGTAAAGACGCATATTTTATGCCACATGTTGATACTTGGTTACCTAGCAAAATTTTACGACTATGGGGAACATCTGATGCAACTAAACAAGATTTAAGACATTATTATGATTACAACGGTAACGATACCACTAAAGGTTACAAAATTATTGATAATATTGAATCTGGAAGATTATATCTAATGGATACAAGTTTAATGCATACTGGAAATGCGTTTGACAATGTGTATCAATTTTTTATAGCTTTGAATGTTAATGCATATAACTTATTAGAAAGGAAAAAATTAAAATATAAATTTCCAAGTTTTAGCTAATTAATAAATAAGCCAGCAATCACTCTATCTTTTTTTGAGTAATTGTCTGCACTATGCCATTGATCTACACGAATAATAATAGGAATATCTTCAATGAATGATTCTTCGTGTAATATTTTAGTTAGATAAGGGTTGGTTACAAAAAACGCATTAGATTTTTCTTCAACATTTCCAACTATAAGTTCGTGCCAAGTTGTAACTGTTTTTT